TGATCTCGAAGCTCCTCGGGCTTCACGCCGCGAGGGAGCTTGGCGGTGACAAACTGCGCGAGCTTCTTCTGCTCGTGATCGAGCGGTTCGACGTACTGTTGGTAGAGTTTGAAGATTTTCCCGAGTGCCTTCCTCGACGTGAAGTCGCGCTGGGGGTTGCGGGCAAACATCTCGAATAGCCACTTCAGTTCGGGCGCATTGGAGAGAGCGAGACGCTGAGCGAGTTCAGGATAAGCGGCGAGCTTCTCCTTCTTTCGGCGCTCGGCCTCGACGTTGAACATCGTCCAGTTCTGCTTGTTGAGCTTCTTGGCGTCGCCGGCATTGACGAAGCGGAGCTCGTTCCAGTTGAGCAGTCCGGCGTTGACGAGCTGCTGGATCTCGCTGCGCGGGATCTCGAACTGCTCCATCACGACGAGGATGCCGCTGCCGGGCTGGTCGGCGTACGGAATCTCGTAGACACCATCCTTGCCGAATTGACCGGGGTTGATGTTGCTGGAGTAGCCGTAGCCCCGGCTGGAGCGGATGTTCGAACCATCGTAACTGAACATCCGGACCTTGGGTCGGTCCTTGTTCTTCACATAGACCCGATCGACTTCCGGCTCGGGGAGGCTCGAGGTGAACACGACCTGGTCGGCAGGCGGGTTGCCGAAACCATTGAGGATGTCGGCGATCTCGAGCGCCTGATCTTCATCAGGACGCACGACCAGGATCCGATTGCCGGTCTCCTCGGCGAACTCCTTGATCTTGCGTGCGGCCTTCGAGCTCGGCTTTTGCGGCAGGTCATCAATCAGCAAGATCTCGATCCGGCCGGGGGCAAACCCACCTTGACCCTTGAAGCCGTTGTCGGGGTAAGACCAACTGGTCGTGACCTTGCGGACACGTCCGCCGCGACCAGCGCGGTCGCTGCGGCCCTCAATGCTGCAGATCTGGTAGCCCCAACACGGAACCGGTGGGCGGTCTTTCTCCCAATGGGGCCTGGTACCCAGCATCGGATACTGGAGCGTCAGGTGAAGCGGTTCACCCTTCCACTGCGCGTTCTCCTTGAGGAACTCGGCGCGCGCGCCGTAGCCGTTGTCCCCGACCTCGCGGAACAGCGCGGCGGCGGCTTCCCAGGCGCTGTCGTACTGGTCGAACATGGTGGCGAAGGAAGCCTTCACCTCCTCGATCACGTTTTCGCAGACGCTCTGGATCGCCGCGATGGTGCGATCGTCATAGGAGAGGGCTTCTCTCGATAGGGCGACCGAGCAAGTGCCGATCGGCACGCGCAGGTCCAAGCCGTAACCGAGCAACTTGCGCGCGGGGCTGTCGCTTGGGAATTTATACGAGAGGTTGCTGACGCTCACCGGGTAGGGCACGCCGCCCATGACGATGAGCAAATCACCGGCCTTGTCGCGCATTCCCCAGGTCTTGCCGCGGCTGACGTATTTGGGCGGCGCGAACGAGCCTTCCGTGGCGTTCTTTATGTCAGGCAGCGGCTCAAAGTATCGGAGCGCCTCGAACGCGGCTTCCTCGAACGTGCGGAAGTCGTCGGGCTGGACCGGGAACTCGACGCTGACCCCGTTGGGCTCCTGCGTCGCGCGCTGGCCGAGCAGGCCGATAGCCGGGATTCCGTCCTGGTCCTTGAAGATCGAGTAGACGCTCTCGACGCCATCAAAAATGCTTTTGACCGTGTACTGATCGACGTAGGCGAACGGGCTCTTGGAGCCGATGCCGAACCCGCCGATCGCCTGGTTCGACTGATCCTTCGTCGAGCCGTCAGCGTAGCACATGAACTGGGTCATCATGAACTCGTGGCTCATGCCCAGGCCGTGATCGCGGACCCGGAAGGTCGGGTCGAGCAGGGTAGGGAGCCAGATCTCGATCGGCTCGTCGCCTTTGCCCGCCATCACATGGCTGTCGACGGCGTTGGCCGACAGCTCTCTCACAATGGCTTTGGGCTTGTTGGCGTAGGTCTGGTCGGCGAAAAAGTTGAAGATCTTCGGGGACGTCTTGATCGTCGCGCGGGCCACCTGCTGGAGGCCCGACGAGACGACTGTCCTGTCTTCGGTTTCAAGAAGCATGGGTAATCACTCCCCTAGTCAGGGGTTGAGAGTCTCGGGTTGTGGGAGAAGTGACTAAGTCAGTCGGTAGCGAGGGCCGGCCAGTGGCGGCTTTCGTGCCAGTCCAGCGGCTCGCCCGTAGGCCGACGACGATTTTCATCGTCGTCGAAATCGCGATCGATCACGTCACCCGGAGTAAAGTTCGGGCGGGTGATGAACGAAAAGAAGTTCTGCCGTGCGGGTCTAGCGGCCATGATGTGCATGGCTAGTCGGCCCTTGGCTCGACGGAAGGGAGGAGCGGCGCAACCATGGCGGTGAAGATGTCTTCGGGATACGTGACTGCACCACGATCGAGCTCTTTATTACCGGCTTCGATCATCTCTGGTGTTGGTTCCTTCAGAGCCTTCTGCAGTCTCACCGCCTCGTCCGCGATACGGGCGCAGCGAAGCAGCTCGTCGCGAGCGTCGCGCCGGCCGGCGGGTGTTCCATAGCGGTAGGTTTCGAGCAGGAGCGGCACGGCCGTTTCCCACTTCACGTCGAGGACGATTTGCTCAGTCGCCATCATTGGGCTCCCGGAGTACGAGTTGGCTCTCTGGCCAGATCCCGTAATTCTCGTCGAAGAACAGCCGCATCCCGAACTGGTCGCGACTGGTCACTTGACCGTCCCAATCCACCTCGGTTCCGCCGACATACTGGAATTGAAACTCACCAGTTTTGGTGTCGATGGTGATGTCTTCGTTGTGGAAAAGACAGGTGCCTTTGAGGGTTTCGCAGGTACCGATGATGAGGGCACCGTCGGGTGCGTAGAGGTTAGCCATCAGTAGACCGCCTCAGTGATCTCGGCGTCGCCGCCGAACTCGTCCTGGGCTTGCTTGTAGATGTCACCGATGTCGATCTCGGTGCGCTCGCCCGTCCAGGCGATTGCGATTGCAATGCCGGTCACATAGCGAGCCTTCTCGGCGCCGGCTTCCATGATGACGCAGACCTGGTTCTCGGCCAGGTGTTCGGCGATACCATCGAGGATGGAGACCGGCTCGTCCTCGTCGTTAGGCCAGTGGTGAGGGACACCGCCGTAGTCGTCCTCAGAGACGAAGCCGAACTTACCATCCTTCTCAATGAGGCGAGCCTCGAAACGCTCGATGAAATCACGGAAGGCAGTTAAGTCCTTCACGCGGAAATAGTTGGAGCGGCAGGTGCCGTACCAGTTAGACACGTTGGCGTAGCCTTTCGATTTCGACGGCCCGCTTCTCGAAACCCTCGGCGTACTTTTCAGATGGGCCGAGGAGCTCGACGATCACGGCGACGTCGCTGCAGTCAGAGACAACGTCACAGCCGTTGCCCCAGATGAGGGTGATGGCGCCGATGCGCTTTGGCGCACCGGACATGTAAACGATGAGGTTGTCGTAGTCGGTGGAAGCGAGGCCCTCGTTGAGAGCATCGAAGTTGCGTGTCCGCGGGACCGCGATCTCTTCTCCGTCGTGGAGAGCGATCTCAAACCCCTCGGACAGGATGTGCCGAATGAGGTGCCGAGCGATCGGCAGCTCGATGTCGGTGTGGCTCATGCTAGGCATTGCGAGCGGGCCTCCATGACGGTTGGGTATGAGAGGATGAGCTCAACTTCGGCCGGATCGACGTCGACGCTATCGCCGTAGATCCACACCTCGTCGCCGTGCTCGTCTATGTAATGACGCTCATCATCCTCGCCCGGTGTGATGTCATAGTCGAGAACGCTGAAGCTGATCGGGTAATCCGCGCAGACGGGTTCCGCGATGCCACCCGTTACGTTGACAAAGATCTGCGGCACGACGGCCGGTTGGTTTTTGACCAGGCCGATCATGTCGTCATAGTCGTCGGCCATCCGCTCCCAATCGTCTTCGTCGTTGGGATCCTTGTTGCCGTAGGTGGCGCTGTTGTTGATGCAGCGATCGCGGTGTCCGCGGACCTTCTCGATGAGCGCCTCGCGGCTGATGAGATCAGTCACGGGCGCTCTTCCAGGCGTAGACGTCGCGCACATCCTGGTCCCAGTAGTCACCGAGGATCGCACCCTCGATGTCGTCGTGGTTGTAGCGGAGCCAGGCGTGGGCTTCGTGAGGATCCATCTCCTCGGAGAAGACACTCTCAACGTCCTCGGGCGTGATCGTGACGACGGCGCAGCCCATGTCGCGCAGAGCGTCGACGTGCTTGGCGTAGTCGTTCCAGTTGAACTCGGTCATGACGGGGTGCGCTCCAGACCTTGGTCGGTGATGACCAGATTGTTGGTCATCCAGTCGGGCACGAAGTCCCAGTCGAAGCACATGTCGTAGGTGTCCGCGACGGCCTCGTAGGCTTCCTGCAAAGCAGGAACATGTTCGACCACATCCATCCGGGCCTGGGCGTAGCCGACGCCTTCGACATAGCCCTTCCATTGGGTGTCAGTCTGGAAGAGCGCGAGCGCTTGTTCCCACATGCACATGGCGGCTTCGCAGAGCGTCTCTTCGCGCTGCGTCATGGCCGGTGCCACGTTGCGGATGTGGGGATAGTCGTCCTCGCAGCCGAGCACCTGGCCCGTAACGGCGTTCACGGCGACGTAATTGTCACCCGTGATGCTGAGCCATTGCTCGCAGCCGGTAACATGGCGGTGACCATCGTATGCGTTGTCGTATGGCGCGAGGCTGGCCTCTTCACCTGTCGACCATTCGAGTGGCTTGCGCCAGTTAATCGACATTTTCGTCCTCCTCGACGTCGATGTCTTCCTCGACGAGCTCGAGGCCCTCGAGGTTGGACACACCGGTAATTGTCATGGCCGGCGAGAGGGCGGTGGTCTCGTCATTCTCCCAGAGGCCGCGGAAGGGCGTGCCGTCGACGCAAATGTCATCGCCCACGGTCTGGTGGCGATCGGAGAACTCGATGAAGTCGTTGGGGAGGTCGCTCGCGATGTTGCGGGCTTCCTCCTCGGACTCGGCCTTGATGTAGGCCGTGGCGGCAATCTGGATGTCGAGGCTATAGACGTTCACGGGCATTCTCCATCGCCATCGCTGCGAAGTGCAGCTGGTGGGCGAGCGGAAGGGTGGGGAAGAGCGCGTCCCAGTTGACCGATTGGTCAACGTAGGAGGGCTTGGCTGCGGGCGGTGGCGGTGCGGGTTCGGCCGACATGACCATGAGATCCGTCGCGGTGTCGATCTCGCTGTAGAGCTCCTGGATGAATGACTTCAGGCCGTTGAGGTCGGTCGGAACGTCGATCGTCTCGAAGTTTCTGTCCTGGGCCTTGGCGTCGTCCTTGCGGTGATGGAGGAAACGGTGCCCGTTCTCGCGGGCGACGTAGAACTTCATCTCGGCGGCCAAAACTGAGTTTCCCCGACGTAGACGGCGTCTACTTCGCAACAGTCACCGTCGTAGAAGAGACCGAGCTTCTCGGCTTCCAGCGCTGACAGGTCACGGTGATCGTCTTGATCGGGCGTGCAGATCTCGAGGGTTTCCCAGAGCTTCACTTCACGGCCGTCTGGCAGGATGATGCCGGAGCCGGTGTCGTTGAGCTTGGTGCCGGTGGGTGCCATCAGGCGCCCGCGGATGGCGTAGTCGAAGATGGCGTCAGACATCGGGGATCTCCAGCTCGACTTCTTCCCAGGAGAAAGTGTCGAGGTCTCCACGGTGGAGCTCGATGAAGTCCCAAACGTCGCCGTCTGGGTGGTCTTCCTTGAAGAGCTCATATTCGGACTGGTTCTGGCCAACCTGTTCGACGAACCATGCGACGGCGTCATCGTCAGTCAGAACGGCGTGGGCGGTCGTGCCGGCGTCGGTGTCGGACGCTAGCGCTTGGACGCGGATCTTTGGCATTTGATTGCTCCAGCAAGCCGCGCCCAGTCGTCGGCGCTGTTCAGCCACGGGTGCAGCAGCAGGGCGACGATCATGTTGCGGGTTGGGATTGAAGGGGAGAGATTGTCGGCGTAGCGCTGGATCTCAGCGTCGGTGGCACCAGCCGCGAGTGCACGCTCGCGGGCCTGGGCGTAGTTCATGCGAAGACGGCGTCGACCTGAGCCACCAGCGAGGGCAGCTGCTTGTCGCCGAGCGCGTAGCCGGGTCTGGCGTACTCGAAGGTCAGCGGGAGGACCGTGAGGTCTTCGCACTTCTCGAGGGTGAAGAGCTTCCACCCAAGCTCGCGATGCGTGCCGCCGGCCGGCTGATACCCGCGGAGGCTGAGCTTCCCCTTGGCGGTGTAGCCGAGGGCATGGGGTTCGACGAGGCGATTTTCGCCGTCGTATCTGAAGCTCAAAAGGTTCTTGGCGAAGATCGCCTGTTTGATTTGGTCAAACATTGGCTGCAACGCTCCGTAGGATGTCGACGAGGCGTTCGGTTTTGGGATGCCAATCGTTGGCCATCCAGATTGGCTCGACGGGGAGTCCAAGCTCGTTGAGCCTGGTGTAAACAGGCTGGGTGTCCTGGCTCGCTTCGTCGTAGCCGACACCCAGCTCCTTTGCGATGCGACCGACCGCGCACCAGCAGATAGCGTTCGGCGATGTCGGACTGACAGGTTCACCCACCTTGTTGCGAGCGAGTCTCGAGGTTGTGCGGGCAGTGGGATTGGCGACAAAGAAGTCGGCGGCGCGGAGGACCGCGGCGCGGGTTTCGTCAGTGAGTACGGACATGGTTGATTGTCACTCCTGGCATGAGGGTGAACAGGCACCCCATGGCGTTGACGGCGTAGCCGTTGGCGAGTGCGACCTGATGGACATCGAGCCAGTTGGTTGAGGAGTAGACGGGCTCTCCGAGGAACATCAGGATGTATTTCATGTGCGGAGGCATGCCGCCCGCGGCGGCGAAGTGGGAGTGGTTGTGGAGCATGTGACTAGGTCAGTTCCACGAACACGATCTGGTCTATCGGCAGATACGCGGGTGGGTGATCATCCTTTTCGGCGCGCACGACGTAGTCGTAGAACTGCGAGATGTTCACGAACTCGTAGTCACGAAGGACGTGGCCACCCTTGAGGTAGAAGTTGAGCCGAAAGTTGGAGTGCTCCAGGTGCTCCTTGATGTCATTCAAGCTGAGCTGGAGTTGGCTGGGGGTCATCTGAATGTTCCATTCTTGATCTCAAGCTCGATCTTGTCGGCGATGCGACGAAGGAAGGCTGGCGCAAAAGTGCCGCCAAGGCGGTGTTGCATCCAGCGCGCGCATTCTTCGACTATGACCGAGGGGTGATCGTCAGAGGCCCAGGTTCGGCCTATGACCTCACCGCGGATGTTATGTGAGGAGTCGAGCGGTTTAGTCCGGGTAGTTGGAACGGTGGGCGTCTGCACGGGCGTCGTCCTCCTTCTCGTACCAGCGGTCGACAAACAGGACGTTGCGCTGCCAGTTGCCTTCGAAGGCTTGGCCGTGGCGAACGACGGCGAAGCATTTGCTGTCGCGGGCGCCGACCTCGCGGATGACGAAGTATTCGGGGTGCATTGTCAGAGCTCCTCGAACGGCATCGTCGAGAGATCCTCGAGGATGAAGTTGAGGTGGGCCAATGCGAAGTCATCCTGGCGGGCGCGGATCAGGCTCTTGGCCTTCTCGAGATCGATGTAGCGGCGCGGTAAGATGAGGTTCCGCTTGCTGTCGCTCATCGGATAAACTTCGCCGGTCTCGCGATAGGCTTCGATCGCTTCGACGCCGTCAGGGGTGGTGACGAGACCGATGATTGGGGTGAAGCTCCTCTTCGCATCGGTGGCGATGATGCGGACTGGGCGGTCGTAGCCGTCGCGGTAGATGCGGCCGAGTTCGATGGTCATGGTCTCCCATGCTCCTGGAACATGTCGTGGAGAGTGCGAACTTTCTCGCCGCGGGCGTGCATCTCGCGGAGGCGCGGGGCGGTTTGTTCGTCGAGACGCTTCTGCGCGTCAGGCGGGATTGGTTTGCAGTAGCCCATCGAGGCGCTCCCGGAGGATGGGGTTCACGGGATCACCTTTGCGAGCCACTGTCCGATACGCGCGGGAAGCGTCGCGATCAGGTAAGGGATCACGACGACCGCAAGGGCGGGCCACAAGATGGCACCCCAGATGATCGGCTCCTGTTCCTGCCAGGTGCACCAGCACCCGCGTTCGTGGTCCCAGCCAGCGTAGGCGAGGCCGATCACCAAACCGGTGAGATAGGTGATGGAGTAGGTCACCAGTTGATGTCCGAGCTGAGCAGTTCGCGGTTAAACGACGGCGACACCTGGCCGGCGTCGATCGCGAGCATGCGGGCAACAGCACGGTCGAGGAAACGACCGGTGTTGGTGATGAAGCCCTCGATGTCGGCGGGGTTGGAGTCGTATGGGTTCGCGTCACCGAGCCATTTGCGGACCTCGGCGTGCGACTTGAACCCGCCGCTGTGGGTCTCGCCGTTGCGCTTGATCGCGGCGGCGACGAGGCGTTCAGTGTTGTTCGGCCAGACGCGCTTCTCGAGGCGGTTGACCTTGAAGCGACGGCTCAGGTTGTCGGTGTAGGCGCCCATCAGAGGAGCCCCCTCTCGGCGAAGAGGCGGCGCTCTTTCTCGATTACCTCATCGAGCGTGAGCTCTTGGTCGTCGTTGATGCCATAAACGCGGGTGTCGAAGCGGGGTCCGCCGATGGCTTGGAGCTCGGAGTAGCCGGGTTCATACGGACAACTCGGGTCGAAGTTCGCAGCGTGGGGCAACGGACCCAACTCGAATGCAAGCCGGCCGCCGAAGCAGAAGCAGGTGGCTTCAGGTTCGAAGGGATTGCCCATGTCGGACATGCTTTCGACGATCCGCTTGTCGGGGTTCTCGAGGAACCAGGCGACAGTGCGTTCGAACGCGGCGCGGATCTCGTCGAGTGAGTAGGGGTTCGTCATAGCGTGACATACCTCGAGGCGATCTGCTCGACCTCATCCCAGGAACCCGCGTCGAACGCGGCCTGCATGGCGATGGCGTCGTGCTCTTGGCTCTTGTTCGGGAACGAGACGAACCGGTTTTGGAGGAGCGTGCCGATTGCGGAGTCGGGGAGATCCGGGTGCGTCAAGTCGGTGTTGTCCAGCGTTTCGCGCTGTTCCTCGGGCACGATCGTGCCGAGGATGCAGGGCGCGCGGTAACGGCAAAAATCACCGCAGTGAGGCTTAGCCTCGGCGAGGTGGGTGGCGGTGAGGTTGTTGAGGTCAAGCTGCAACATCGAGTTGAGACTCCTTGGGCTGAACCGGGTGGGTGAAAGTGCGGTGGCCGCGCTTGAGCTCGAGGATGCGAGCGGGGCGTGCGGTGGGCATGAGGTCGAGGTAGGTGCGGTGGCCCTTCATGCCGCGATCGCCTGGTCGAGCAGGGCGATCACTTCCTCATGATCGTGTTCGTCGTTGAACTCGGCGACGGAACATCCATCGAGGATCTTGCGAAGATGTCGGCGAGCTGCCGTGGCCTCGGGTGTGCCTTCGGCGAAGCTGATAGCGTCGTCGTCGTACTCGAACACACCAATCTTCTGGTGCTTCTCGAGCACGGCGCGATTGATCGCGCCCAAGGTGCAAAAGCACCTGGTGTCAGGGTGAGGGAGGGGGCCGTCGAAGCTGTAGACCTCCTGGCACCAGTTGGCTGGATCGGCGATCAATTCGCGGGCACGGATAAGGATTTCACGCATTGATTGGGTCTCCGAATGCGAGACGAACGAGGCGGTGGGCCTCGGTTTCGTCAGGTTCACGGGCGTCGGCGAGGGCGCCGAGCACGCTGTGGGTTTCGGCGGCGAGGATTGGCTGGCCTTGTTTGCGGAAGGTGCGCTCAGCTCGTTTGAGGTTGAGGGCGAGGTAGGGGTTGATCATCGGGCGCACTCCGTGAGCACGGCGTGGATCTCACGGATTTCGCCGATCGAGACGGGGATCATGCGATCGTCGGGATCGCGAGAACCTTTGCCCTGCTCGATCTGGTCGATGATGCCGCGCTTGATCCCCGTTTGAGGGTGGATCAGCGCGGCGATGCGGGTCTGGAGGTCAGGCACGACGCTGCCGGCGCGCAATCTCGCGCTGATGCTCGTGGGGCTCACCGGTGTGGCGGTTGATCTTGGCGATCGAGCCCCAAGCAGGGGTGTGGCGACGGACGCCACGGTAGTTAGGGATGTAGTCGGACACGCCGAGGGCAGCGGCGAGGGCGAGAGCTTTCATAATCTGGTTCCTGTCAAAGGGTCGAAGTTGTTGGTGTTGCGCCAACGGCAGACGCGCTCGCGTTTGATGCCGAGCTGTTTGGCGATCTTGGCGTCGGTTTCGGGTGCGGCTTGCAGCCAGAGTTGGGCGTAGAGCGGGATCGCGCCCCGGTAGTTGAACGGGGTGAGCTCGAGCATTTTGAGGGCGTCGTCCTCGGTGATGCTCGCGGCATTGTCCTTGGCTTTGGCGTGGTCCTCGGGCGTAGCGCACGCGATCATTCTGCGGAGCGCGGCCTTGCGGATGGCGCCCATGCGGGTGACGTTGACGATCCACTCGAAGGGCATGCCTGGCGTGAGCGCGAGGATCAGAACTTGAAGTTCATGTCCTTCCCAGCTCGGGCGAGCCTCGAGAACGAAGTTGCCGTGTTTCATAGGGCGAAGATGAACTCGCAGCGCTCGCCCATGTGGAGGATGCGGACGGGGACGTTCATCCGAGCGAGGACGTAGTCCTTGGCGTCCGACATCGTCTCCGCGATGATGCGGAAACTGCGGCCGGCACGGGTCTTGAAGACGACATCGGGACCGTCGGTGAAGACGGCGAAGATCTCGTCGATGGTGCGGGTCCAGTCCATTAGCGGAGCGCCAGATTGATGATCGGCCGGTTGATCTTGAGGACCATGGCCTTGGACCGACCGAGGGCACGGACGAGCGCCTGGGTGGTCAACACGGGATAGCGCGCGGCCTCGAGCACATCATACATCTGGTTCGCGAAGCGCGCGAAGTCGTCCCGATCGCCGCGGCGGCCGGCGCGGAGCGCCTGCTTGGCGTGCCAGTCGGCGAGGTTCGTGGCCTGGTCGATGGTGAGGCTGGGGATGAGTGTCGTGTTCATGGCAAAGTTCTCCCGTCCCTGGATTTTCAGATCCAAGGTCCATTCGGTGATTGAAGAAGAGGGACTGTCCGGTCCCCGTCGGTGACGCCTTGATATTCAGATCAGCCCACGGGCGTCATTCGTGGACGGAGAAGTGACTAGGTCACTTGCCTTCGTGTTCGAGGCGCGCGGCCTCGTTGAGCCACCAGTCGCGCTCGCGGATCAGGAAGGCGAAGGCGGGGTCGTGGACACCGCAGTCGCGGGCAAGGCGCTCCTCGTGGAGGGCCATATCCAAGCACTCGGCTGAACTGTGTTCCGGACGGTAGCGGTTCATGGGCGGGGCCTCCTGACGGACACCAGGGCGCTTGAAAGGCCGAGCAGGACCATCGAGGCGATGGTGAGCCAGCAGAAGGTCACGCCACCCGGATCGGCGTGAGCAGGCGGGTTGAAGTGGGTCGCGGCGTAGACTCCGGTTGAGAGGAGGATCGCGCCCATGGTCGCGGCGGCGAGATCTACGCGCATCACCGGATGCTCAGAGTGCCGGCAATCCGGCGGGTTGCGGGGGCGATTGTGCGGGGCTCGACCTTGGTGCGGACCTCGACGATGCAGCGGTTGGTGAAGCGAATTTTCGTCATTGGCTTTCTCCTAGGCATGAAAAAGCCCGCGCCGTGGATCACGGCGCGGGCGGGGCACTCGGCACTTAGGCAAATTTTTTGGACTGACTAAGTCACTTGTCGGCGGCGAACTAAGTGAACTCGCTTCTTAAGCGAATTTTTTGAAGTGACTTAGTCACTATATACTACTATTTTTATTTTTATTATTATTAAAGGCGGATGAATTAAATAAGAGACCTTAGAGGAATACTTTCGGTGTAACCTTTGGGTTACAGTTCGGACTGTCCACAAACGGACACCGACAAATTGTCCGGAAATGGACACCAACGGTTGGCAAATCCCACCAATCAGCGGCCCAAAAGACCACAACTGGCCCCAAGTGACCTAGTCACTTCAAAAAATTTGCTAAAGAAGCGAGTCGCTCCTCAATCGCATCCCGCGCAGCCTCAAGCCGGCGGATTTCGGCGAGACGCGCGGCCTCGCTCGCAGCGTAAGCGGCTTCCCCGGCCTCCAGTCTCGCTGAGACTTGATCTCTTTGGGCGCGCCGCAAGGCCAGCTGTTCCGACGTCAACGGCTTGAGCTCGGTCAGCGCGGGAGCCTTGACCACGGCGTCGTCGGGTTTCGCAATGACTGGCGTGACGGTCCGCGAGCCCCCGATCCGGGACAGCGCGAGGGCCACGAAATCGCGACGGCGCTTGCGGGGATCGACGGACCTGTCCAACACCGGTTTTGGGAAATTTCCCAAATCCGCGCCGCGCTTGGGGTTGCGGTTCTGCCGCGCCTCCTTGCGCGACGGCGCCGAGAACTCTTGGCGCTCCCGTTCCGAAACCCAGGGATTGCCCATGCGCTCGAATTGCGCGGCATTGCTGTCATAGCCTTGGACGTGGGCGCGGGACATCAGGCAGTCTCCTACTGGGCTCATGTGAGGGGCGCGCGGGAACGGGGAGGGAAGCGCGCGCCCCTCGCAAGAGCCCAGTTTGGGAAATTTCCCAAACTGGGCTTAGGAACTAGGCCGCAAGCGCCTCTTCCGCCTCTGCGGTTTCGGCATAGCGCGCCTTGATGGTTTCCATCAGCGACGCAATGGCGTCATCGGCCAGCAAAAGGTCGTCGGCCGATGCTTCGGCAATGGCCAGCGCGGCGCGCTCAACGATGACGGAAAGCGAAGTCTTAGCAACTTCCGGCTCGCCTTCCTCTTCCTCGCCTTCCGGCTTGGCGTTGTCAGCGGCTTCAACGGCCGCCTTGCTCGCTTCAGCGCGCAACTTCGCAAGCTCTTTGCGCAGGGCATTGAGCGATTTGGGCGCATCCGGCGAGACCGTTGCAAAGGCAATGGCAATAGGACGGAAAGCCTCTGCTACAGCGCCAGTGTTGGCAGCTTCAAAGACGTCAATAACGCCCTCCGCCACCTTGCGGATAGCATCGCCGCCTTTGACGTTGCGAAGGCTGGAAAGCGTTGTTCCCGCCTTCCCGTTGGCCATCTTGGGCTTCAGGATAGCGCATAGTGTCGCAGTCATGTCGCCAACCGTCATGCGTCCGGAAAAGAGACCGCAAAGGCCTTCCCGGCTCCAGTCGGTTGCCTTGTTCTCAAAGGAAACGCCCTTTTGACGCAAGTCTTCGGTCGTTTCGCCATAGTGCGCGATATCAAATGCAATGGCAGTCATGTTGTCCTCCAATGGAAATTGGGAAATTTCCCAAGCATGGGCAGCGCGCACGACCAGCGCCCCCGCCAGTGGCGAGGGCATGAGGGGAGCCGTGGCTCCCTGAAGGGGCGTTTGCCTGTCCATGTGCTCACCATAGACGGGCTTCCCAGGTAGAATACTAATACTTGCATAGTATTAGTAACACACTGACATAGATATAGTTGTGGTCTAAAAGATGAATGTTTCCAAGCACTTAGGCGAGGAAGGGTGCCACGTTGTTGCCGTGGGAGAGAGCGGGTGTGACACGGATCATCCGGAAATCGTCCCGGGGTAATTTTGCCATTTTCCTAAGTCACAGGCCGACTTTATCTACAGATTTGCTGTAAATCCACGCCCATTGTCGTTGATTTCGTCGAGTTTCGCGACAAATTCGCGCCTGGACAGCTCGATCGCGCCCATTTTCACGGCGAGGCACCTCGTTTTAACTGAAATAGCACATAAATTGGACTTATGCTCTAAAACGCATATTCCGAGCCTCTCAGTCGCGTCGAGCAGCTCACCGGGGGTGTCAGCGGTCATTTGAGCCAGGGCGTGAGGTCCGACGTAGACGCTCACCGTCCCATCTTCTCTTCGATGAACTCACGAGCCAGGCGCGCGATGGTTTTGTCGCCCCAGACGGTCTTCCAGCTCCGGCAATAGTCGCGGCCTTTCCATCTCAACCGAAGCGACAGATACCCTTTGTCTCCGAGACACTCGTAAACCTCAACCAGACCGGCCGGGTGACGATAGACGCCCTCGCGATAGGCCCCGCGCCACTCGTGCATGGACAGGTAACCACGGGCGCCAGGACTCCAGTCCCACTCGTCGAAGTCGGTCATCTTGACAGTCATGGCTTAACCCCCGTCGGGACGGCCAGCCGGAGCCCAGTCACCTTGTCCCGGGTGACCTTCATCTCGTCCTGATACTCGGCCACCCGGTATCCGAGCTGCTCGAGCATCGTCTTGAAGCGCTCGTACGTGACGCCGTATCCTGTGCTGACCGTCTTCTGGTAGAAGATGTATTGCTCGAAGACGGTCTTACAGTCGGCCTCGGATTTCCCGTCGGGCCTGACTCGCTCGCAGCTCTGCAGGAAAGCAGCGACCGAGTTGTTGCTCCGCAAAATGAGGTTTTCCAATCGTCGGTGGGAAGCCGGCAGCGTGTATTCACGCTGCTGCAGGAGCCGGGGCAGGGCCTCGACCACCCAAGCAGCGATCGCTTCGCGTTCCTCGGCAATCACGACCTGGGCGAAGTCGAGGATCCGATCCTTCTCCTCCACCTTGCGGGTGAACTCGAAGATCACCCAGCGGCGGATGAAACCGTCGCTGGTGTCTCTCGACCGAGGCAGATGGTTCGACGCGAACCAGTGCGCGCACATCGGAGCGAAGGTGAATCCGTCCTTGCCCTTGTACTCGGTGTGTTGCGGCTCGCCGCAGACAATGCCTTTGAAACGCTCGCCCGAGATCATCGCGTCCTCGGGCAGCTCGCCGCAGACGTTCAAGACCTTGCCGACCATGCCGTTGAGGTCGAACCGCTCGCCCCACTTGTGCGGCGGCAGCGCGCAGACCGCGTTCTCGGGCATCATCGCCCGCAGGATGTCCAGCAGCTGCGACTTGCCCGTGCCACCGGGCCCGTAGAGCAGGATTGCCCGCTGGTAGCGCGGCCCGATGCCGAACATGGTCGCTGCCAGCACTTCCTGCAGCGCCTTGACCTTGTCGTCGTAATCCGGATCGTCGCCCCACGCGCGCTCGAGCATTTCGAGGAACCGGTGACACTCGTGGCGCCGCGCGGGTACATAGTTGAATGGCATGGTGAACGTCTTGCCGAACGTCGGACTATGTTCGTGCAGCTGCAGGTTCATATCGAGGAACCCATTGGCGAAGTTGATCCCGAGCTCGGGGTTCTCCTCGAGCGGAAGGTCGACCAGCACGCCGATCGTCTTGACGATCGCGCCATAGTCGGAGTGGCGCTTCGACAGCACATTACCTTTGACCCGCTCGGCGATGTATTTGTAGATCACCCCATCGGTGAGCTGGGCGAAGCACGATCCGTTCCACTGCCAGAAGCTGCCCTGAGCATGGCGTAGTTCACCACCGCGGCTCATTTCCTCGATCACCTGCCGCGCGATGGCTTCGTGATCTTCGGCGATTTCGGTCTCCCCGCCGCCGACGGTCCGAGCTTCCTTGAACATCTTCTTGATCGCGGCGCGGTTCATCTTCGCGCCAGATCCGAGCGCAGAGTCGATCGCAGGAATGAGAGTGTCGAACTCGAACTCGTCGAACTGCTCGTCCGCAGCAACTTTCCCGACCACCTCTCGAACTTTCTGCAGCGCCCAGCGGTCGTCGCCCTGCTTCTGAGACACCTGTTCCATCAGCCACTCACGGGCCCGAACGAAGTCCCAGCGCTCGGCCTTGTTCTTCTCACCGATCATTTTGATGGTGGGGTGCTCGAGCAGCTCGTCAGTCAGGTTGGCGTCCCAGCCTTCGGGCAGGGTTCGGCCACCCTCAATGTCGCGCAGCAGAAACTCGAGGAGCTTCGCGACGCCCTTTTGCGGATCCATGTCGTCACCCGCGGCGCGCGCGGTGAAATTCTCGACCCAATGATGCATGTGCTGCATCGCCTCGACGAGCGACGGCCGGAACTTCCGATCCAGGCCGAACACGCATCGAGCCAGGTATCCGGCGTGGCGCACGAGCTGGATGTCGCGCTCGCCGGCCGGGACCACATCGAGTGGCTTACTCCTCCCCTCATGGGAGAGCACCACGCCCTTGACGCCGAGAGCCGCTCGCAACCGGTCCTCGATATCCACGCCGAGCGCGGGGATCTGGTCCATCACCTCCCACAAGTCACTGGTGGCCGTGTATGACTTGCCGGTGTCGGGGTGGATCGAGGGTGGAAGGACGAGCTGGTTGCCGAGACCCAGGAACTCGCAGATCATTCCCTCGTCGGATCGGATCTTGAAGTTCTTCTGGCCCTGCCAGCGAAACACCAGCGCGCAGCCCTTCGCGCCGACGCGGCGCCAGGGGGTCTCGGGCAGGCAGTCTTCGATCGCTTTGACCAGAACCTCGTCGGTGGTGTCGATGTCGATCGCACAGAGCTTGGAGGCGGGGCCGAAGGGGAGACCGATGTTCGACCGCGGGTATTCCGACAGCCAATGCTCGCGCACCGCAGCCGACGGCATGTTCGAGCCGTATTGGGTCCACTCGGACAGGATCGGAGCCTTGCTCCTCACCTTGAGGGGCATGGCGGGGATGCCCGCCTCCCAGTAGTAGGGGGCGAAGTCGCGGAAAACGTGCTGGCTCAACAGTAGGGCTCCAATCTCTTCAGGAATTCGTCACGCCGTTCTTCGGCGACCAGGTCATCGAGGATGCCGATGACCGTCTGCTGGAACTCCATCACTTTGCGTGAGCTGGCGAAGCGTTCGCGGATCGAGACCAGCTTCTCCATCAGCGACGCCCTCGTCTTGAGGATTGTCAGCTTCGTGGCTGTGTCCATCTGCTTGAGCTCGCCGTCTTCGGTCTTCGCCATGTTGCGAAGCTCGGCCAGCATCTCGCGCGCTTCGGTCTCGAGCTCGGCGGCATCATCGTCCGTCAGCTCTTTCTTGTTCGATGGACGGCCGACCTTGCCGCGCTCAGGTTTCTCGACCTGAACCTCGACGATGCGCTCTATCTCCTTGGGTTCGAACAGTTTTTCGAGGAGAGCGATCGTGTCGTTGTCGTAGGGACAGTCTTTTCGTCGCAGGTAACCTTCTTCGGCGTCACACGCGGCTTTGAGTTCCGCGATGCCCTGCAGGACACCGAAGCGCAGGGTGGGGAAGTTGCTCATCCCGACCCTAAGACCCCTCGGCCGAAATTTTCGCCAGCCAACTTTTTGAAGTGACTGAGTCACCTCAGTCCACCGGTCACAGTTCGACCTTGAGTTCCGTGCCCGCCCGAAGCTTTACGCTCGGTGATGTTCGAGGACCTCTACCAGACGGTGAAGCAGCGTTACGGCGCCGGTTCCTCGAAGCAGTCCAACAGCGAGTGGGTCTGCAACAACACGACGATCAAGCGCGCGACGCCGTTCTCATTCGACGGCTACGAATTCCAGCGCGCGATCATGGACGACATGCACCCCGACCTGTCGTGCATCAAATGCTCCCAGGTCGGCCTCACCGAGGTCCAGCTCCGCAAATATCTCGCAACACTGACCCGGTATGATGCGGTGTCGGGCATCTTCTCGCTGCCGAACGAGGACATGTTCAAGCGCGTCTACAAGACCCGCCTTAAGCCGATCCTCGACCGCGACGACATCTTCAACCCACCGATGGATGTGAAGCCGATCCGCTCGACCGGACTCATCCAGATCCGGGAGAGCTTCGGTTACATCACCGGATGCGGGGAAGACGACGCGACTTCAATCCCCGCCGACTTCCTGATGCACGACGAGCTCGACCTGTCCCCCGAGGACATGATCGGTCTGTATCAGTCGCGTCTGCAGAACTCGAACATGCGGATCACGCAGAAGTTCTCGACGCCCACCTTCAAGGGCTACGGGATCGACAAGGACTACAAGCTCACCGACCAACGTGAATACGAGATCCGCTGCTCAGCTTGTAACCACTGGCAGATCCCGCTCTTCAACCGGAAGTTCGTTCACTGTCCCGAGTTCGACCAACTCAACCTCAAAGAGTTCACGGACCTCACGCCAGAGATCATCGCGACGATGGATCTCTCCGAGACCTACGTCCATTGTGAGCGCTGCTGCAAACCACTGGACCTGGCGAACCCGGAGCTCCGCGAGTGGGTGGCTCGTCATCCAAGCCGAACGGCGTTCCGCGGATATTACGTCCGACCGTTCTCGGCCGGCCGGCTCAGCCCCCAGTATGTCTTCACGCAGCTCGCCAAGTATCAGAAGGTCGGGTTCACCCGCGGCTTCTTCAACACCGTGCTCGGCGAGCCGCACAACTCGGCCGACAGCCAGGTCCAGCGGGAAGACGTCGAAGCCTGCATGATCAGCGGTGAGATTGCCAATGTCTCCTACGGCACGCCCGTGTTCATGGGCATCGACGTCGGCTTCCAGTGCTACATCACGCTCTCATTCGACGACGAGAAGGGCACTCCGCACTGGGTTCTGTTTGAGCAGGTGCCGATCGCGCGTCTCGAGGCGCGGATCGCTGAGCTCCGCAAGGTCTATAATATCGTTGGCGCGGGTATTGACCGCTTCCCCTTCACGCCAACCGTCGACGCACTCCGGGACTTCACTCAAGGCCTGGTGATGCCAATCCAATGGCGCGGCGAGAAGGGTCTCATCCCTCAGAAGGACGAGCTCGGGGTGCTCACGCACTATTCGGCGAACCCGACCCAAACCTTCGACCGAATGCTCGCTGCCATCTCCCAAAGAAAGATGGTGATCGGCGGTTACACGCATTCCCGGGAGACACTCATCACGCACCTCTGCGACATGGTGCGCGATGAAAGTCCCGACGCAAATGCCGAGGCGACGTGGAAGAAGACCAGCGGCAACGACCACTACTTCCACTCGATGGCTTTCAACTTGTTGAGCCGGAGGATCTGCGAACACATGTACCAGACCCAGAGCGGGGTCACCGCGACCTCCAGCACGATCAGCGGTGCCACGATTGGCGCCCAGGACAACCTTCCGGGGCATCATGCTTCCACGTCTGACCGGTTGGGTCTGACGCGCCAGCGCGGTGACGTCATTACGAGGCACCGCTGATGGCGATCTCGAACCCCATCAAGCTCATCCTGCCGAAGGGCAAGATCAAGGGTGGCCGGAGCTACACGCCGACTTTCCGCCCCAGCAATTCGTTGCTGACCGCGCCGCAGTATCGGAATCACCTCGACCAGCTCTTTGATAGCCGGCTGACTTCGGACTCGCGCGATCTGTTGAACGCCGCGGTCAACAGCGATCCGGATGTCTCGGCCGCGGTGCACGCCTATCTGACGATCGCGTCGAGCGCCGAGCTCATCATCTACGGTTACGACGCGAATGGTGTGCTTGACCCGCAAGGCATCGCACTCGGCCGGCAGATCCTCGAACAGATCACGGTCGTGTCAGATTATTCGGTCGGCTTTTCCAACAAGCCGCTGCTCGACGGGCTCTGCCAGGACTTGCGCTATTACATGCTGCTCCGTGGCATGAACTCGGCCGAGCTCGTCTTCGACAAGACGATGATCCCGAGCGAGTTGCGTCTGGTTGATCCGGCTTCGATCGTCTGGAACGAGAAACAGCCGGGGGTCTATTCCCCCGTTCAGAAGCCGAAGGGCGGGGGCGTCCAGATTGATCTCAACATCCCAAGCTTCTTCGTCAGCCGGTTCCATCAGAACCCGACCGACGTCTACACCTTTTCGCCGTTCGTCTCCGCGATCAACACGATCGCCGCGCGCCAGGAGGTCATCAACGAGCTGTATCGCATCATGCGCGTCGTGGGCTATCCGCGTCTCGACTTCCAAGTCATGGAAGAGGTGCTGATCCAGAACGCGCCCGCCACCATCCGCCAGGACCAGGTGAAGATGCGTGAGTTCGTCGACAACGAGATCACCAAGATCAAGACCCAGCTGGCTTCAATCCGCAGCGATGCTGCGCTCGTTCACTCGAGCGCGGTCACGGCCAAGGTCATCAATGACAAAAACCCCGGCGCCGGCATGGCTGTCGCTGATGTCATCAGTGTCCTCGACAGCCAGAACCAAGCGGCGCTGAAGGTGATGCCGGCGGTCGTCGGCAAGGCCGACGGCGGACAGGTGGCGGGGACCGAGGCGCGTCTCTTTGCGCTAGGCGCGGACAGCCTCAACCGATCGATCTGCGGTGTCCTGACCCAAGCACTGACCCTCGCGGGCCGCCTGGCTGGCTATCAGGGCCGAATTGTCGCGCAGTTCAATCCGGTCGAACTGCGTCCGGTCCTCGAGCTCGAGCCGCAGAAGGTGATGAAATCGGCGCGCCTCAAGCAGGATCTGTCGGCCGGCCTGATTACTGATCTCGAATATCACATGGAGATGTACGGCCGTCCGCCGCCTGAAGGTGCACCGCAGCTCTCCGGCACGAACTTCCTCGCCCCCAACGCCGCAGGTGCGAACGTCGATGTCTCGAGTATCTCGCCGAACCAGGACAGCCATGGCCGCTCGCTCGCTCCAGAAGGCGGGAAATCAGCGAAGTCGAACGCCTCAAAGCCTGGATCAGGAACCAAGCTCCGATTTGAGGTCGACGTATGATCAACATGCCATCACCGATCACGGAAGACGGCGACATCGTTCTCCATGCGAAGGCGGGGCTTCGGATCCCGGTCTTTTTCCAGCAGGAGAACGGTGCGCCTCGGGACATGACCGGCACGACGGTGAAGTTCTATGTCCAGGGTAGCTCGACGATCTTGTTGACTGCCGGCACTTCGATTGATGAGCTGATCCTTGAGATCCCCGTCGGTTTCTACAACACGCTGATCGGCAAAAAGGCTGATTTCGCCCTTGTCGACGAGACGGCCGTGCCCGCCAATGATCTTTGGAGCGGCGTGCTGTTCGTGACCGGCTTCGCATGATCACGATCACAGCCAAGAATATCGAGCGAATTGTCGTCCGAGACGGCACCACCGCCGTGGTGCAGCCTCTTCCCCGTAGCGCACAGCTTCGCGTTGTTCAAAGTGCGAGCCCGATTCCTGTGGAACCAGGGCAGGTGCCCGACCCCGGCGATCTGGTGCTGCTTTTTGAGACCAATCTGGGTTGATGAGGATGCGCTCGCTTGATCACGCTTCAAGAACGTCTGCAGGATTTGACCGTGCGCGTGGCGGGCGAGTTCAACGCTGTGCGCGCGGAGCGCGGTTTCACCTGGATCGCTCCGTCAGCTCAGCCGGTGTGGATGATTCCGCACAATCTGGGTCGCTATCCGGTCGTCTCGATCCGTGACTCGGCCGGTGACGTGATCGTCGCCGATGTCCAGCACCTCGACGCCAATGTCCTCACGATCACCTTCAGTCAGCCCACGCTGGGCTCTGCTGACCTCTCGTAGGAGCCCCTGACCGATGAAGATCTACAACGCTCAGGACTTCCAGAAGAACGCGGCAAAGAGCATCGTCATCGATCCGCTCTCGGCGGATCCGAGCGCGCCCGTCGTCGGTCAAACGTATTTCAACACCTCCACCAACCAGCTGCTCACGTACAACGGCACCGCATTCGCGAACAAGGCGACGGACTCCGCGCTGCTGAACGGTCAGAACGCGGCCTTTTATCTGGCCCGCGGCAACCACACCGGCACGCAGACTGCCGCCACCATCAGTGATCTCGCGACGACCGTTCAGGGCTATCGGCTCGACCAGTTCGCCGCACCCACTGCCTCTGTTCCTTTCAACAATCAGAAGGCGGCGGGCCTCGCGGATCCGACGAACCCACAGGACGCCGCGACGAAGAATTATGTCGACGCGCAGGTGCAGAACGCCGCAGCTGGCATCGACAGCAAGCCTTCCGTCCGCGCGATCGCGACCGCCAACGTCGCTCTTTCAGGCACTCAGACAATCGACAGTGTCAGCCTTGTCGCGGGTGACCGAGTTCTTCTGACAGCGCAGACGACGGCTAGCCAGAACGGCGTCTATGTCGTTGCTGCCGGCGCCTGGTCACGAGCAACGGACGCCGACGCCACTGGTGAAATCACCCCTGGTGCAACCTGGTACGTCGAGGAAGGCGGCACCTATGCCGCCTCGACTTGGCGCTGTGCGAACACCGGCGCGATCACGCTCGGCTCGACCAGCGTCACAATTACCCAGTTCACCGGCGGCACGAGCTACACCAACGGCAACGGTCTGCTGCTCACCGGCAACAGCTTTTCGGTCAAGCCATCGACGGGCATCAGCGTGTCGGCGGCGGGCGTGGCGATCGACACCGCGGTCGTTGCGCGAAAGATGGCGTTCACGGTCGGCAACGGAGCCGCGACGAGCATCGCACTCAATCACAATCTCAATACCCAGGACGTGGCCGTTTCCGTGCGCCTCGCCTCGACGAATGAAGCAATTCTGGTCGACTGGGTTGCGACCGACGTCAACAACGTCACCTTGACCTTCGCAACGGCGCCCGCCGCGAACGCGATCAAGGCGCTGGTCGTCGGATAATGAAATTCCTTAGCGGCGCACTGACGAGGAGCTCGGACTCCTCGCAGGCGTTCAGTCCCGCGACCGCTGCCATTGTTTTCGTGATCGACGGCGGGGGAGTCGTCATTGCCGCCAACCAGACGGTGGATCTGCCAGATCTACCGGCCGGGGCAACAATCACCGGCTGGACGATCACGGCGGACGTCTCAACCACATCGGTCGTCGACATTCAGCGCTCGACCTACGCGAACTTCCCGGGATCAATTGCGTCAATCGCGGGCACCGACAAGCCGTCGCTCACAACTGCACAAAAAGCCCAGGACACGACCCTGACAGGCTGGGGCAACGCGACGCTTGCCCAAGGCGATTGCCTCCGCGCCATCGTTTCCTCAAACAATAACGCGAAGCGGATCACCGTGACGCTTCGCGTAGCTTGGACCTAGGTCAGTGGCCGCAACGCGCACCAGTATAGGTGCAATGGCATCCAGCGCGGCGGCAATGACCGTCGCTTACGGCGCAGGAGCGACCGTGGGGGACGGTGCCTTGCTGCTCGTGGAGACTGCCAACCAGGCGGTTCCAGCGTTGACGGGTTGGACCGTCAAGTTCACTTCTACGGGGTTCGGAACTGCGGGTTCCGCGGGCGCTTCGCGGCTGACGGTGCTGCTTAAGGACACCGCGCTCACTTCAGCTGAGATTACCGCTGGCGTGTCACTCGGCGATAGCGGTGACCATCAGAACGCCGTTCTCATTACGTATAGCGGTGCGGATGGCACGACGCCGATTGTCTGGAGTGGGAATAGTGAGTCCTCGACCGCGACAACTTCACCCGCAACCGGTTCCATCAGTGTGGCTGTGGGAGACCTTTGTTGGGGGGTCGTGGCCACCGATCGGGACAGTGCTACCGCATCAACAAACTCGGCCGTGAATTGGGCGAACCTGACGGGATCGAATAGTTTCATTCTCAACGCCAGCAGTGCAACCGGTGCCGGCGGTGGTCTCATCATTAACGAGATTGCACCGACCGCGGTCGCGGGCAGCACGGCATTCTCCTGCACGATCACAAGCTCGGCGTGGACGGCCATCGTGATTGTCTTGAAAGCGGCCGTCGTCACTCAAAAACCGAGGGGCTATGCCGTCATCATCGGCTGACAACCACTCCGGTGGAACCCTGATTTCCTAGAACGAGCAGCGGTTGCCGGGGAAAGAACCGGGCTCCCACAGGAGCTCCGCGTTGAACATCATTCCTGACATCGTCGACGACAACGGCGATATCCAGCTGCACGGCCGGCAGGGTGTCGTCATTGCGGTGAGTTTCGTGGACGACAACGACCTCCCCCGCGACATGACGGGTGTCAACGTCACGTTCGAGTGTGGAACGGGCATTAACAAGACGCTGACCGCCGGTGGGACAACCGACGAGCTGCTGCTCGAGCTCACGAACGCCGACATTAAACTCATCTACGGCCAGTCAAACAAGGACTTCGTTGTCATGGATAATACCGCGCCCGAGCCAACGCCGCTCTGGGTGGGAACCGTCTACATTTTCGGGTGGATAGAATGAGCCGCTTCCGGGTCGTACTTGGACCGTCCTCGAAGCCTCTTAAGGTCGTTAAGGTCGCCTCGTCGCTACAGGCGCTCACTTTGAGCGCCAATTCGATTGTCGAGAACTCGCCGGCCGGAACGGTAGTCGGCGCTATCCTGAACACCACATCCTCGTCCGTCGTCAGCATGGCCCCCGGCGCCGACGGAGGTGGTCGTTTTACAGCGTCACTGATCGGTGGTGTTTGGAAGCTCGTCACGACAGCAACTCCAACCGACTTTGAGACGGCGACGAGCCACTCGATCGGTCTTGTCGAGACGAAAACGGGCGTGAGCGGGTCGCCCAAGACGACGTCCGGTCTGATCGTCAACGTCACCAACGTCAATGAACAACCAAACCTGGCGGCTCTCACGGGTTCACTGAGCGTTCCTGAGAACGCCGCGAACACCACGGTCGTCGGAACCCCAACCGGATACACGGCGGGTTCGACCAAGAGCCTTTCCGACAATGCTGGTGGTCGCTTCGCGATCAACGCATCGACCGGACAGATCACCGTCGCGAATGGATCGCTGCTCAACTACGAAGCAGCGACCAGCCACAATGTAACGATCGTCGAGACACTCGCGGACAGCGCCAACTCGCCGCGCTCAACGACGCTCTCGATCGCCGTCTCCAATCTGAACGATACGTCACCGACGGCCTTTTCGTTCACCGACGTCAGTAGTGTCCCACTGAGTACGCTTGAGACGTCGAACACGATCACGATTGCAGGTCTGGGCGCCAGCGACAGCGCTACCGCGTCGCTGAGCGGCGACGCATCCAGCCAGCTGCAGAAGAATGGCGGGGCTTGGGTGAGCGGACCGGTCACAGTGGTGAACGGAGATACGCTTGCGGTTCGGCACACATCGTCGGCAAGTGCGAGTACGGCGGTCAACACGACGCTCACCGTCGGCTCGACGAGCGACACATTTACTTCGACTACGACTTCGGCGGCATTGCCTGCACCGACCGGCGCGGCGAGCTTCATGGACGGCTCCGGAAATACGGTCACGGCACCGATCGTAGGTCAACCGCTGTTCATCAACCCGGGTCCGTTCAGCAACTCGCCGACGAGCTACGACTTTCAGATTTACGCCGACGGAGTCGCGATCGCTGACGCGGGGGCCTCTGGCACCTTCACGGCTTCCGGCGAACGGAATTTTACCCCCGGTGACAATCTCATTGGCAAGCAACTTGTGGTGAAATGCCACGGGATCAGCGGTGCCGGAACGTCACTGACCACCAGCGACAGCGCCGCAACGACGGCCGTCGCGGACATCGTCCTGTGAGGATACCCATGAAGAAGCTCCTCTCCCTTCTCCTGACCCTCCTGCTCGGGCTGCAAATCCCAGCGTCCGTGACGGCACAGGAAACGCCCGTCATCGCGCGAACCTCGGCGTCAGGCACGTCACCGTACACGATTACGACGTCACTGCAGTCGAAGACCTACTCCGGCTACTCGCTACGCCGGCAGATTTCGAGCGACGGCAGCTTTGCCCCGGCTTCGCTGCTCTACGATGGTCGTCTGATCCTGACCGAACGGGTCATGGCTGGAACGGTCGCGCCCGACTGGTTGAAGGCCGTCCCGCCGCTTCCCAACCTGTCGGGCACTCCCAACTATTACGAGCGCCAGCGGATCGAGGCGCAGACGCCGCTCGGCCTTCCGCGCTTCTCGGCATGGTCGAATACGATTTCCAAGACCGATGCGGTCGCGGCGATCGTCCTCAACTCAGCCGATATGTCGTCGGGGATGGTTCTCACCAATGGGAACCTGACCGTCCGATGCAATAGCTGTGCGTCCCCGGCAAGCATCCGTGCAACGCGCGGCCTGTCGAGCGGTAAGGGCTATTGGGAAGTCCACATCGACACCCTGAACAGTGGCAACCTCTCGATTGGTGCTGCTGACAGCACGCAATCGCTGGCCGCATGGTGGGGCAACAGCGGCACGACCCTTCATGGCGTTGGAACTTTTTCGGGCCAGATCAACGGCTGGTCGACATACCCCGCAGGGCCAACCTACGCGGCTAGCAACACCCTCGGCATCGCGGTCGATGCGACGGCCAAAAAGTTCTGGATCACGAAGGACGGCTCCACCTGGTTTCCGAGCGGCGGCAATCCCGCGACCGGGACCGGCGGTTATTCGATCAGCGGCATCAACACGCCGATCATCCCCGGTGTGCAGATGGAGACTTTCAACGCCCAGGTGACGTTCAACTTCGGCGGCAGCGCCTTCGCCTTCACCGTACCAACAGGATTTGGACCCATCCCATGAAGATGTTGAAGAAAGCCCTCTTTGGCCTCGCCTTGCTGTGTGCGCTGACGGTCAATGTCGAGCGCAACGCAGTCACCCATGTTCCGCATGTGACCATCGGCGCCGCGGCTCAGGCGGTCGAACTGAACACCGATCCGGGTTTCGACAATCCCTCGGCGTACATGAAAGACCCTTCGAGCCCGAACCTGTGGGACGTTTCGGGCTCGAAGGCCAACGGCAACGGCGCGACGGCGATGCAGATGCTGATGCAGATGAACGCCGGCATCAAAGAGGGACATCATTACCTCATCACCGGCGATATGTCGGGGCGCACCGCAGGGACGCTGGAGATTGGGCTTGGCCTGACCATGAGCGGGACGGCGACGTTCGTTCCGCTCACTGCGCCGGTAACACCGATCGCCGATCCCTTCACCACATCGCTGGGGCTGACGACTGCCACGGCAGGCGCCCACGACGACGTTCGCGCCGCCTTCCGAATGCTGTGTTCTGCAGGCCCTCACGCTCCGATCGATCCGGTCGTCTATCGGGCCCTGAAGGGGCGGTCCCACATGCACCGCTTCTTCGGCTATACGGGCGTCACCGCCGACACCGACTATGCACAGCAGCGCTCTGCCAGGGGGATGACGACCTGTGGCAGCACCGACCCAGCTCACCCGCTCCAGAAGTCGCTCTACTGGCACCCCGACATGCTGGACGGGCTCGGCAACAGCATTCAGCCGAACATCTACAATCTCTACTACAAGCAGTGGTCGCAGAATAATCCCGAGTGCAACACGCCGGGATCGACCAACTACATGCCCGGCGCTGGCGGCGCCTGTGTCAACATCCCGACCGCCCTTAAAGAGATCATCGGCTACGACTTCTCGAACGGAACGGGAGGACCGGGCTCCACTCCGATCATGCATTGGGAGTGCTGGAACTACTCGAGCGGCAGCCTCACCATTCAAGGCCCCTTCAACAACCTAAAGGATCTGTTCGCAAGCGGCTCGTCGCCGTGCCCGTATAACGTAGACCCGACGAAAAACAGCATGGTGGGAATGTTCTTCGTCTTCCCGACGTGCTGGGATGGCGTAAATCTCGACACATCCAATCATCGGTCGCACCTGACATGGCCGACGATCCCCAAGCCGATCGGCTACAGCGCCTGCCCCGACAGTCACCCCTACGTCGTGCCGTCGATCGAGATCCAAATTTACTGGGAAGTCGATCCGCAGCTGGTGGCCGGCAAATGGTGTCTGTCTTCCGACCAAATGGTTGACGGGATTTGCAATCCTTCGTCCGGCAACTTCAATCCCGGAAAGACCTTCCACAGCGATTACATGATGGGCTGGTCGCCTGTCGCGATCCAGAAGATGTTCGACTATTGCTTTGGCAATTGGCTGACCTGCGCTGGCGGTGCGCTTGGCGATGGGAATGGCCTGAAGGGCGGTGACCAGACGGCAACGACCGGCCAGCTCGGCGGCGGTCCTGACGGCCACCCGATCAACGCGCTGCGCTATGAGCCGACCTCGAACGCCGGCCTCAGTGCCCCAATCACGGCGAATGGTTCGTTCGCGGTTGAGGTTACGGCGGCTGCTAGTGGGCACTTTGAGCTCATCGGCGTCGACGGGTTCAACGGAGCCGTGGACAATCTTTCGGTCACCGAGATCCCGAGCGGGAAGAAGGGTCCGGTCGTAATCACGTCCACTGGCGGCATGGCGATGAACGACAATCAACTGCCGGGCGTGGCTCCGATCAGCTTCAACCTGGCAGCGGGGATGAACTGACGGGCGATCTTGCACGTCACGACAAGTAGATCCCGCCAAGACGTCAGTGATGTCGGACCCGACGCGACGGCCCGCACGCCGCACCAAATCGCGGTGGCGGGCCGACCGTGTTCCAGCGCGTTCCACGCCGCGGCGCGCAAGAGGTTCTGGACGTGCATCTGAGAAGCTGCAGCGCCGCGACCGATCACTTTGGGTTCGGGCGGTTCTCCGCGATCAAGCGCGTCAGTACCAGTGGCCAGGCGTTGTCGTTGAAATGCGCGTGCCTGTTCTTCGTAGAAGACGTTGAGCTGCGGTCCGTCCGAATGCGTGATCGAGGCATCGTGCAGCCGGTAGCGGTATGCAGGCGTGTGGTCGTACCAGACACGGCATTGCTCGCCGATACGTAGCTGCATGTCCACGTCTTCCCCCGTTCGAAAGTATGCCCGAGCGGGGAGTTTTTTCAGCACGGAAGAGCGTATGGCGAACGCGCAAAAGTGCGTCCTGGTCTCACCGCGCCGGAGCTCCTCGGTGATCTCCTCCGCAGCCTTCCCGGTAAACAGCGGGACGCGGAAGCGCCCCTTGCCGTTCATCGCCGAAAAGCCGCCGCAGATCGCCCCGAACTCCGGATTAGTACGAAGCCATGACGCCTGTCTGGCAATGCGGTCGGGTTCATAAAGGTCGTCTGCGTCGCAGCGCATGAGGATGTCACCGATCGCCGCTTCGATCGCTAGGTTGAGTGCAGCCGCGATCCCCTGACACGGGCCATCAATCACGCGGATCCGCGAGTCACCAATGGCCTCGATGATGGCGCGAGAGTTATCGGTCGATCCATCGTCCACGACAATTACCTCGAGCGGAACGGATCGTTCCTCGAGGATGCTGAGTAGTGAGGAATGAACGAACGACGCGGCGTTCCGCATCGGCATGAGCACGCTTACGAGCAAACTCGACCCCTGTTAACGCAACACCGAGCCCCCGTTTATTAACGGACGTTCACAAATTTGCAACGGTCGGCGCGGTGAACAGCGGTTGACGGGTCTTTCCTCGTAGCGCGCGCCAGCCGACGCGTAGGCGCTCTGGGCATGAAGCGCCTCCAGCTTACTCCGGAACTGCAGCGGCTGATCAAGGCTCGCGTCGGTGAAGACGTGAACCTCGAAGGCATCGCTGTGTTCGAGAGCATCTCACTCAACAACAAGCCGTTGCCGGGGAAGAAGGGGACGCTCTGGGAAGGCGCAGTCGCGACCCCGCTGACGCTTCGCCAGATCTCGGACTACCTCCAGGCAGGCAATCACATCCCGCTGCAGCTCGATCATGACCTGCGCGAACTTCCCACTGGACGTGTGTTCGATGCCGGCCTCGACTACGCCGAGGACGGCAGCTTTGAGCTTCGCACGCTCTTCTATCTTGACGCGAGCGAGGCTGACCTCGCTGACAAGATCGACAAGGGCATCATCGACGAGGTTTCGATCTCGTTCCTGCCGACCTCGTATCTCTGCTCCGAATGCGGCTGGGATTATCTCGGTGAGGACGCATCGATCCTGAACCTGATCGATCGCACCTGCGCCAACGATCACACGGTCGGCACGGATGGGGTCCATGTGAATATGACTGGGCTCGCCGATCTCATCGAGCTGAGCCTGGTTGCCCGCGGTGCAGCCTCAAATCCTAAAATTGTCGGCCGCTCAGCGTCAAAGCTCGCGCCTGCACCCGCACAGCGGCTCGCCGCCCGGGGTTTCGAAATCGACCGCCTGGTCTGCCAGGCATCAAGAGGAGAAGACCAAGTGGACGTTTCCAAGCTGACGGCAGATCTCATCGACGCGAAGACGAAAGTCGGCGTGCTCGAGGCGGCTGCTGCAACCCATGAAACCGCGCTGACCGCCGCGAACACGCGCGCCACCGAGCTTCAGACGCAGCTCAGCGCCGCGCAGGAGAGCGTGACCCGTCTCGAGGCCGAGCTCGCGACCGCCCAGGGCGCGAGCAAGGCCGACGAAGCTACGGCTGCCGTTGCGTGGCTCACCGCCTCGCTGACGAAGCTGCTCACCGCAGCGAAGAAGCCCGTCGAAAACCTGCCAACCGACGTCGCGGCGCTCACGGCGGCGATCGACGCCGAGACCAAAGGGCTCACGGCACTCATTCCTCCGGGAGGCGCCTCCGAAGCGGGCCTCGAGGATACCACCGAGGCGAAACCGGCCGCAGCCCTGTCCGCCTTCAAGACCCACCGTCGATAAGGGAGACCCTCGACAATGACTTACGATCCGCGAAAGGTAGTCTCGTACGGTTTCCCGCTCGACGACTTCATTTTCACCTACAACATCAGCGGCGCGGTCGCGCAGACTGACCTTGGCAAGGCAGTCACGCTCGACGCGACTGCGGACTCCTCGATGAAGCTTGCCGGTGACGGCGATCCCATCGACGGTCGTCTGCTCACTTACGAGGACCGCTCGCAGCAAGGCGCCGGCAAGACCGGTGCAGTCGCGCGCAGGTTCAAGGAGCTGCTGCCGATCAAGGCTGGCCTAGCCGGGTTCAACGTCGTTGCCCGTGGGGACACGGTCGTCGGCGCTGGCAACGGCGAAGTTCGGGCCTCGAACAACGGCGCTGCCAAGACGCCCGACCACAAGGTCAACATCGTGGTCGCCCTCGTCACCGTCAGCGGCAGCAACTTCGCTGTTGTTGAGAGCCTGTAAGGAGCACCCCTGAAATGAATCCTCTTCTGCTTGAAATCGCTCGTAACCGTAAGCCGGTCGAGCAGGTGCTGCTTGGCCTCGACAGCGACAATCCGGCCGAAAGCCTCGCCGCCGGCCAGAAGCTGGTCGCGACGGCGAAGAACGCCGGTCTGTCGATGCGGGACTATTGTCGTCTCGCGATTGACCCGAATGCCGGCGAGTTTAAGGGCTCGGGCTTGAACGGCTACGAGGTCGCGCTCGCGCACCTTGGTCTGCCGTTCAAGGACGATCTGGACCAGGGCATCGTCCTCCAGGCGGCGTCCGAAACCTTCCAGTTCAAGCCCGGCACGCGCGCCTTCTTCCCGGAAGTCATCGACGATGTCGTCCAGTGGAAGTATCGCCAGAGCTCGATCGAGAACGTATCGGGCATGCTGGCGAACAGCCGCGGCACGAACAGCGTCGAGCTGATCACCCGCGTGGTCGACGACAAGGCCGAGGACTATCAGCAGACCGGTGTGATCGCCGAAGGCGCCCGCATTCCGATCCGTACGCTGAAGACTGACAGCAAGTCCGTGACGTTCCACAAGTTCGGTGGTGGTTACGAGTTCACCTACGAATTTGAGCGTCGCATCAGCCTCGACATCGTCACGCCCTATGCGAACCGTATCGAGCGTGAAGTGCAGATCGGTCAGGTCGGTATCGTCACCGACCTCCTGATCAACGGTGATGGTGTGAACCCGGCAGCGTCGGTCACGAACGCTTCGGCGCTCGGCTTGCAGTTCACCGGTCATGCCGCGATCTCGGCCGGCCGCATGAATTGGGAAATCTTCCTGAAGTGGTTGATTGCCCGTGCTCAGGCCGGTGTGCCCATCGACACGGTCCTTGGTAACTGGGACATGTACTTCGAGTGGGAACGCATGTTCGCCACCCCGGCGTACAATGCCGGTGTGACCATGGTCGACGTGCTCGCGAAGGCGGGTGTTCAGACTGCGATCGACAACCCCCGGTTCAACCAGAAGGTCTCCTTCGAGGTGTCCTCGGCCGCTCCGGCTTCGAAGCTCGTGGGCTTCATCAAGGGCGAGACCGTCGAAGAGCTGGTTGAGAACGGTTCGGACATCGAAGAGTCCGTTCGCTCGGTCGAGAACCAGAAGGTCCGCTACGTGAAGACGAAGAACGCTGGTTACCGCCTGGTCTTCGCCGACACGCGCGACATTCTGAACCTCGATGCGGTTGCGGCTAATCCGTAATCGGTCGACTGACTTAGTCACTAGAAAGCCCCGGGGTTCACACGAGCTCCGGGGCTTTTCTATTGGCTACGGTGCACGCCGGTTGCGCCAACCGCAATGGGCGCGACACCCCACCTTTGCAAAGGAACCCTCATGAAAGAGATCACTGTCGAGACCACGGGCAACTTCATGTTGCTCGATCGCTACTCGGGACACGAGATCCTCCCCGACAAGGCGACAACGGTCCCCCACACGCCCTTCATCACGGAGCGCCTCGAGAACGGTCAGCTCCGCGCCGTTGACGATCTTCCCGAACGGGAAAATGAGACGTCTTCAGAGGCCGAAACCGAGGGTGGGAATCCCGATCGGGAAGACGAGACCACCACCGACGAGGTGACGGATGACACCGACGGCGAAGGCGCTGACACCGACACCGACACCGACACCGACACCGACACCGACACCGACACCGACACCGACACCGACACCGACACCGACACCGACGGCGCTGAGACTGTCACTGAAGGTGCCGTCGCTGCACCAACCGGTCGCGGTCGCGGCGGTCGCGGCAACCGCTAATGCGCGCGGGGCGGGCGTTCACACAGCTGGTGGAGTTCACCGACGGACATCCGGACGGCAACATCACCTGGCAACTGCTGGACGGTGGCGGGACTCAACTCGCGACCGGCACGGTGACGCCCGCCGCCGAAGCTGTCTCTTCGGTGATCCGTATCGAAGCTGTCAACAACGGCCTCGTCGACGCGACAGCACTATCCGAGCCTCGTGAGCTCCAGTGGAGCTATGAGGTCGGCGGGTTGCTGAAATCCTATCAGCTCCGCTACCGGATCGATGCGTTCCTGCCGTTCGGGGTGTCTGAGGACGGCGTACGGCGCAAGCTCGGCCTCGAACTGCATGAGCTCGAGGATGCCGACATCGACCTTGTTACGGCGTATTCCAAGTTTCGGGATCAGGTTACGTCTGTCGCGCTGGCCGCCGCTGATGACAGTCTCACACTTGAGATTTGCAACGCCGTCGAGGCGATGGCGGCGGTCGTCCAAATTCCTACGTTGCAGGTGCGACTGGCAGTCAAGGAAAGTTCCGGCACCGATCAGTTCCAGCGTGCGTCGATTGACTGGGACATGATCCGTGCGCATCTCGACCAGTTCATCGCCCAAGGCATTGCCGCAGTGAACCCGGCTGTCGATCTGACGGCCAACTTTGGTTCGCTCGTGCAGACGATCAATCGGGACGACCCAGTGACAGGGACGGTCGCTTAAGCTAAACGAGCGCAATGATCGGGATCATCGCGCTCGCCGCAGCTGTCACAGCTGCGCCTCCGAATTGCTCCTATTCGAATTTCCATCAGCTCGGTCCCTGGGATCGAGCCCAGTGCCAATTCGCCTTGCTCAGCCCATACCCAGAGCTGGTCCGGTTCCGAAACGTGAGGACCGTTGGCGCCGATGTCTGTGGTGAGGTCAACACACCCGGAAAGAACAACATGTCGGGCTTCCAGGCGTTCGTTTGGCGCGACGATAACAACTGGGCACGGAAGCTTCCGGACGGCTTTGTGGCGCAGATCGATGGCCGTACTCAGTCATCGGACGGCTTCGACAGCCGTGGACGAAATGCCGGTTCGATGATCCGGTTTGCCGAGGCGCAGCGCAAACAGAAGTTCGAGGTGCAGGTGCGCGAAATGCTAGGTGCCTGTGCGTCGCAGCTCAACGCCGATTGACCGATAATTCCGTACTTGGGTCTGCACCATCGGCAGCGATTCCCAATGAACGGATACCAGCTCGTTGTTGACGGCCCCGTCGTCAGGATCGCGCAGCAAAATCTTCTTCTTCTCACCGAAGCTGTCGTGGACCATGTCGATGATGTCGGCTTCCTGAAGCAGGTTTGCGTCGTCAACGGTTGAGAGTGTGATACCGAACCGAATGAGCCACTGCCCTAGGTTCTCATCAAAAGAGAAGCCGTTGACGCCGACAAGTAGCACACGCGGCAGCTTGTCCTCGTCATCCCGGTTCTCCCAGGACCAGTAACGTGCCTGGGGCTCGATGGTGGCCTGAATGTCCTTGACCAGGTCATTCACCGCGCGGACGACGGATTTGTAGACCGTGCTGTAGAGCTTCGCCATGCAGCCGGCGTGAGAGAGCAGAGTCTGCATGTCCAGCTTTAGGATACGGTTCAGGTTCAACCAGCAGAAGGGTGGTTCCACCACTTCGGAGTTGAGGCCACGCGGCTTCGAAAATTTCGCCCGGGTGATCGTCGAAGATTTCGCTGTCTCTTACGGCGACAAGATGTTTGACCTCCTGAAGCGCACGATCCAGGAACGGACGCAGGCGGATATCGAGCGTGAGCTCGATCACATGGCGAAGTTGTTCATGGCCCGTGTGGTCGGAATCGCAGGCCGTAATCAGGGACCGACCGGGGAGCTCACGACGGTCGCGCCTTTGAGCGAAGCTATGCAAAGCTTCTCCTTCACGCAGGCCTCGGTTCGATCGCTTACAGGGAACTGGCCGAGGCGCAGTCCCTTCTATATGCAATCTCGTAAGTGGGCGGGCGACAGCTGGTTCCATAGAACTGGCGGGAGCCTCGCGCCTTTGAGGTCAGCAAAAACCTGGACGGGTGCCTTCGGCGGCATCACTGTCTCGGTCAACAGGCACACCTCGCTGAACCGAAAAGATCTCGGAAGCACCAAATTGGTCGCGACGAATTACAGTCGCAACACGGACACGAAGATCGCAATCGCGACAATCCGCGTGCAAGCCATGACGCGGATCACCCCGGGAATGTTGCCGGCGCTCGGGGGCGGCGGGCTCGGCGATTTCGGTTCAAACGCTCGCGGCTCAGGGCTTCTGGCGATGCTCGGCGAGCGCGTCGCGTGGCGGCTCGGCGGCAATCCGCAGACAGTGCCGTTCCGGCCGACTATTCAGCCGTTCCTCGGTTATTTCCTGACACGCGCTATGCCGAATGCTGTGTTCAAGCGCATCGAGCAGGGCTTCCAGGGTCAGCGCTGGAAGTGGGAAGAAACCCACGGCGCCGGGCGCACGCGTTAAGTCACAGCGCGCTCTACACCGGCAACCGCGGTCAACCATAAGACTCCTAGCACCAACGCAAGGAGCCACCGTGTCCAGCAGATCCCACCGGAGTTTCACGCTTCGTGTAGAAACCCCACTCTATCTCGAGCTCGCCGAAAAAGCGCAGGCCGAAGGCATTCCCCTCAATCAGCTCGCTAACCGGCTCCTGAAGCTCGGCATGGGCAAGCATATTTCTCTCGACAGTGCGCTGCGGTCGCTCCTCATGGAACGGGTCATTCGCGAAGACCCGGCGGTGCAAGCATGACGGCCGTGACAGCAGGCGGGATGGAGCGCCCGCCGCTGACTTGTACGGTGAAGCTCGAGGACGAGACCGAATACACGGTCAAGATGAGCTACGGTCTGCAGCAGGATATTCAGCGGGTGGTGCCCGATCCGGCCGGTATCGTCGACACGATTGCCGGAGATCCCTACGCCCGCGATTACATCTTGCGACGCTGCATGACGCCAGAGAAGAAGCTCATCAAGGATGAAGCCGAGCTCAAGCCCGCCGAGGATATCGGCCTCGATGATCCTGATGAGATCAACAAGCTGCTGCAGTGGGCAACAGGACACCTCCTGTATTTTTTCGCGATCTCGGCGGGCGGGCTGAAGCAGTTGAGCGAACAGTTGGCATCGAAGCTGGAGGACCGACCCGCCCCCTCGACACCTGGTTCTCCGAGCTAAGTTTCGAGGAAAGCATCTGCTGGGCGTTCGAGGTCGACGAAGGTGATCTCGAGGAGCTTTACTGGCGTCTCAGCTTTTACGAGCTGATTGGTCGCGTGAAGCTTAAGCTCGGCGAGCTCAACGCCCGTATGCTATGTCAGTTCACCGCGTTCGCAGAGGTGGTGAACGGGGTGTTTGGCAAGAAGGAGAGCGGCGGTCCGCTTGTGAAGGGTGAATACACCGACCTGGCCGAGGCGCCCTCGTTCGAAGCCGCGATCGCCAAGATCAACGCCGCGCTGACCTTTGGTTGACGTCTTTTTGCTGTTGCCACTTATCGTCCGTCTTAAACGGACAAATAGCTTCGGCAGCGAAAGGAGGTGATCCTTCATCTCCCCGGACACGGGGTTTCGCGCGGGCCACCACGAAAACGGATGGTGGTGGCCCGCTAAGTCACAGCCCATCCGTGAAAAGCGTGCCCCGCTCCGGTTGAGAGTCTGGAATGAGCGGCGGCACTGTCGAGACCGATGTCATTCTGGACGCCGACGGCCAAGCCGTCTTCAAGGCGTTCGACGAGGTCGCTCGCCGCGTCAAAGAGATCCAGACCTCCGTTACCGCGATCCAGACCAAGGCGAGGGAAGCCGCCAACGGTTTCGGCGGCTCGCTACAAAAGACGCTCGGCGATTTCAACAAGACCATCGCTGCGCTCGAGCGGTTCCAGAGCAACGTCAAGAACATCAACGAGAAGCTCTTCGCCGGTTCGCCTCAAGGCCAGATGGCAGCCCAGGCGCAGGCGATGCGTCAACGCGCCCAGGAAGAGGAGCGTGCCTGGCAGCAGCTTGAGGCTCAGAAGACCCAGCTTTCCCAGAAGCGGATGACTCAGGAGGCCCAGATGTGGGCCTCCTACGATCGTCAGGTCCACAAGGACATTGTCGAGCAGGAGCAGCTGAAAGAGCGGCTCGCGATCCAGCGCTGGGAGCGTGAGCGAGCACAGGCAACGCAGGCTGAACGCGAGCAGGACCGCTTGCGAGAGCAGAACCGCGTTAAGCAACTGCGCGATACGGCCCAGCTGCAGGTAACGAATGCCAAGTCCAGTGAGCTTCAGGCGCTTCGTGCGGGAGCTTCAGCGAACCTGACCGACCTTCGCTCGCGTCGGGATCTCGGAAGCCAGGAGGACCAACGTCGCATCGAGCAAGCGATCGCGCTCGAAAAGGAGCGCCTGAAGCTCGTCGAGAGTCGGATCGCAGCCGAGCAGCGTGCCACCGACAAGGTCGCCAATTCCGATGCTCGAATCCAAGCAGCGCTCGATATCCGAAGCGGACGCAATGCGGAGCGGGCGCTTGCCACGCAGCTCGATCTGAATGCCGCCAAGATCCGGCAGACCGATCTCGAAGCGGCGATCGCGATGCAGATCGAGAAAGCGCGCGCCCTTTCGGGCAAGGCGCTGATCGACGCTGAGCGCTCTCTCAAGGTCGACGAAGCTCGGCTGCAGGTCACGAATCAGCGGGTCCGCGCGCTTGAGAGGGAAACCGCGCAGCAAACCCGGGAAGCGAACAGGCCACCGCCAGGAAGCGGGGGCGGGGGCGGCCTGTTCGGCAGCTCCGGCATCGCTGGGATCTTCGCGCGCACGGCAGCGTATGGCGGCGCCGCGATGGCGATCTACGCTACGCTGGGTGCGATCAAGGACGGCATCACCTACTCGCTGCAGTTCGAAGATGCGATTGCCAAGCTCGGTGCGATCTCGGGCGCAACTGCAACGCAACAGGCTCAGCTGGCCAAGACAATTGCCGAGGTCGGTGAGCAGTCGCGCTTCTCGACGCTCGATCTAGCAAATGCCGCGACCGTGCTTGCTCAGGCGGGCTTCACTCAGGGTGAAATCGCGGACTCGCTCAAGAGCATTTCGCAACTCGCGACCGCGTCGGGCACGTCAATCGCCGAAGCGACGGACGTCGTCACTTCGGCGATCGGCGCTTTCCAGCTGCAGGCCAGTGAGACGTCACACATCAACGACGTGCTCGCGTCAGCATTGAACCGCACCAAACTGAACATTCAGCAGGTGGCGCTTGGCATTCAGTATGCCGGCGCGACCGCGCATGAGAATAAGATCAGCTTTGAAGAGCTCACCGCGGTCATGGCCACGATGGCCAACGCTGGTATCCGCTCGGGTTCGACGATCGGTACCGGTATCCGGCAATTCCTGGTCGATCTGCAAACACCGACCAAAGCACTGGCCGATGAGCTCAAGAAGCTGCATCTCTCAATGGCCGACATCGACGTCGACCAGCTCGGCCTGCCCGAGGTGCTCAACCGTCTGGCGGCTGCAGGCTTTGACAGCGCCGCCGCCTATAAGACGCTCGAGACACGCGCGGCTGCGGCTTACCTGGTTCTCCGCAACAATCGCGAAGAGATCCAGCAGCAGATCATCGCGCAGAACCAAATCGGCCAGTCGGCCGAAGCAGCTGCCAAAGGTCAGGAGTCGCTCGCCGCTGAGTGGCAGCGGTTCAAGAACATCCTCAATGAGAGTGTCGAGGGCGGGCTGAAGCCCGCCACGAATGCTCTGCGCGACTTCTTCAAGTCGTTCAACGACAACGCCAGTGATGAGACGCTCAAGAAATTCCGCGAGCGCCTTCGTGCGGCCTTCGGTAATCCAGAAGAGCTTGCTCGCATCAACCAGGAGATGCTCAACTACCAGGCCGTCAAGCGCGACGTTGCCGATGCCGAGGCCGCGCACGCCGACGCGATCGAAAAGACGACGACCGCCTACAATCAAGCAACGGAAGCCGTCGGCAAGCAGCGAACTGTCCTCTCCTCGCTCGATGACGCAACGGCCCGTGTCTATGTTCGCGGCAAGGAGCTGAGTTCGAACCAGACTGCCCTCCAAGCCGAGGTGGCGACGCTCACCACTCGGTTCCAGGGGCTCTCGACGTATCTCGACAGCACGGCGGTCAGCTATGACAACCTGACCGCCGCTCTTCGCAATTACCGCCTTGAGCAGTTGAAAGCGCTCGGTAGCGCCCTGCAGACGCAGGCGGCCACGGGCAGGTTACAAGGCGGCGAGTTCATCGGTCAGGCGAACTCAATCACCCAGACAAATCTGCAGAACGGCACCTTCAGCCGGCTGCCGCAGAATGTGCAAGGCCTTTACCGAAGTGTTATCGCCAATCCGAACAACGACATCCTCCGTCGTCAATTGTTCGATGCTTCGGCTAAGCTGCCGGCTGACCTTAAGCATTTCGTGGATGAGTTTTCCGTGTCGCTCGACAAGGGCGTGAACGCACTGCGAGCCTCGCAGCAAGCGCGCGGCCAGCTTGATATCGTGGGACAGCTCTCCTCGCAGAAGGGCGCCGCGCTTCAGGCTGAAGTATCAGCACTGGCCGGTAAACCCGACGCCCAAATCAAGGCCAAGATCGCTCAGTACCAGAGAGCCAAGCAGGGCAAGACTACGAGCGTGATCGGTGCCTACGATGCGCTCATCGAAGAGCTTGAGGGCTTCATCGGCAGCGGCGCGCATCCCGAAGCGCCCGAAAAGAAAAAGCGCTCGGGAGCGGGACTTGAGAACCGCCAGACCCGCGCAATGGACGCTTTGTCGCTGAAGGCTGATGAGGCTGAGCTCCGCAACGCGATCAAAGCTCTGCTCCACGCTGGGGGCAGGGCGTCAACCGACGCGGACGGCAACATCGTCGTCGCAGGAGCTCGGACGCTCACGACCGAACGTCTGAAGCAGAATGTCCAGCGCGTCGACGACTCTCTCCAGGCGTGGGTTGACGACCGTACCCAGCAGGTGCGGGATCAGATCAAGCAGCTGAAGCTCGATCCAAATTCTGGCCGCGGCCAGGAGATGATGAACGATCTCCAGAGGGAGATCGATGCGAAGCGTGAGGACGTGCATCGCCAGATTGGCGATCTCGTTGCCAAGGCGCTGCAGAAGGTTCTCGAGGGGATCGAGAAGACCACCAGGCGCGCCGAAGAGGTCGTGGACCACCAGGAACGCATGGCCGAGGCCCGTGTCGCGGCACTTGACCGTCAGTCGCTCAATGGCCGAGTGCCAGACTATGTCCGCGCGAATGTCGAGCGCCAAGCGGCGCTCGCGAAAGATGATGGGGACCGCCAGCGGATTGCGATCAATGACCGGAATCTCGCGGACCTGACGAAGGCGCGCGACGATTGGGCAGCAATCGTCGACTATCTGCAAGTTGTCGGTGACCTCGAGAACGACGACCCAGCGATCAAAGCGCTCCAGGATCTGAACGATCAGATCACGACGCTGAAGAACAGTAATGAGGCGCTCAAGGCCAGCTTCGGCGGCGAGGCTCTGATCCCGCAGAGCTTCGGTGACGCCTGGGGACAGGCGGTCGAGAACTGGCGTGAGGCGAACAAGGGCGCCGGGGATTTCGCGACCACGGTCAAGAACAATCTCGGCGGTGCGCTCGAAACGGTGCAGGGCTCCATGCAGGAGTTCTTCACCAATGTGATGAGCGGGACCATGTCCATGAAGGAAGCCTTCAGGAACATGGTCAAGCAGATCATCGGCTACCTCATCCAGCTGATCGCCAAGCTGATCGTTGTGAAGATCTTGCAAACCGCACTCGGCGGGGGTCCGAGCGGTGGTGCAGTTATCGCGAGCGCCCAGGCGGCAGAAGCTGCGTCGGGGCTGGATCTGAACGCGGGCTTCGCCAAGCTTTACGGTGGTCAGGTCCACGCCCTCTCGGGGCGTTATATTCGAGACGGCGTGCCCAATCGTGACAGCGTGAACGCTAAGATCGCACGCGGCGAATATGTCACGCGCAAGTGGGCGGTGGACAATGTCGGCGTCGACTTCATGGACCGCCTGAACAATCGTGGTGTCGCGGCTCTGAAGGACTTCGGTCCCAAGGTCGTGCTGCCGCCGCCGGCGCAGCAGAAGATGGCCGTGTATGTCATGCTGCCGGAGGAGCAGCCGTCAATGGGCCCGAATGACGTCCTCGTGGCCGTTGCCAACGACATCTACCGCGGCGGCCCGACCAAGCAGCTTATCAAGGAGGTCGCACAGGGTGTCTGAGCTATTCGACTTCTGCCCTAAATATATGGTGCCGCGGACAAAGCCTCCGCAGGCGAGCCAGGTCATGTCCATGAACGGGTGGCCGTTCACGTCCAAGCCGAAGGTGCCCTACCAGAAGAGCTTCGCGGTCAAGCTCCAGGGTATGTATTGGTATCTGAAGTCGAACGGATACTTCGATGTGAGCACTAATCCCCGCTACAACGCGCGGCGCCTCGAGCTCTTTTACGAGAGGCATGGCGTGTGGAAACCGTTCGACTTTCCACATCCGCACCTCGGTTTGCTCAGGTGCCGGTTCAGCCAACCGCTCGAGATCCCTGAAGCCATCGCGAACTCGGGAGGGCTGGTCGACGCCTTCGACGTGAACCTCGTTCACCACGATCCGGGATACTAACCATGGCCAGCCTGAAGAAAATCGGACGTCGGTTCGAAGTCCCGCTCACCATCGTTGAAGGTGGCAGCGGCATCGTTCACGGCCTTATCTCCGAAGCCGATCAGAAGCAGATCCCGGTCTACGCTTTCGTCAATCCGCGACACGTCCTGCGCACTGCGGTGAACACCGCCGTCCGCGCAGGGATGGTGCTTCGTACAGCTGGCGGTTCGTATTTCATCGTCGGCAACAACGGCCCGTCCGAGCAGCGTGAGGGGACGATCTGGATGAGCTGGCGCCTATTCGAGGCGACGCAGCAGGTGAAGTGGCAGCGTCGCAAGAAGGTCGTGGATCTAGTGACCCGGCTTGAAACGGATCAGGGCCCGGTGGATCTCGGTACCTTCTGGGCAGCGGTCGAGCCGCTTGACCGTGAGGTCGGGGATTTCCGCATGAGCGGGAGCTTCGAACAATCGCGGATCATCACGGGCAAGCAGATCCTTCACGACGACCTGATCGATGGCCGCAAAGTGACGCGCGCAGAGCCCGCGCTCGGCGTGATCATCGGGGTCATCACATAACGGTGCAGCGTGGTTGCCGCTCTTTGTCGTGAGTTAGGCAGGGGGCGCTCTCAAAGGGGTTGCTGACAGTTTGCCCACCCCATGAGGAGCCCCTGCCAATGTCGGCAAAAAAGAACGCTTTCATGTTGTCGTCAGCGACGCTGATGATGACGAAATTCGGCGGCGCGAAGACCTGTTTCGACCTCGAACCCGCCAGTGACTCCGTGGGTCTGTCCAAGGAGATCGCTGTCGTTGTTGACAGCTCGAACCTCGACTTGACGACCGGAGTTGCCCAGGCGCTCGTCGACTCCAAGAAGACGAACGTCCAATCGCAGATTACGGGTTCCATCCAGGAATATTCCGCCGACAACCTCCTGCGCGCGCAGGGTCTCGCGACCGTTGCCCGCCAGCCGCTGCGTGGCAAGTTGAAGACGGCCGCCGCCGGTGGCGCGGTGTCGTTGACACTCAACGATAACCCAATCCCGGGGGAAGCTGCGAGCTCGCTGGGCGCCGCGGCTGCCGCGATCAAGTCTGGTGACACCCTGCTAATTCAACACCCGACGATTGATGGCTATGTGTTCCCGTGTCGCGCGACGGCGGACTCAACCTATGCGGCGGGTGACCACACCGTCGCTATCGCTGCCCCGTTCGCCATCCCGGCCGGGATGACCTTCCCAGTCGACTCGATTGTCTGGGTCGTCACCGAGATGGAAGCGGGTTCGACCGATCAGGGTGATCTTTTCTCCATCAAGATCGTCGGCACACTCGCGAATTTCGGCCGTCCCGTTGTCTACGTCGCGCCCAAGGTTCAGGTCGTGAAAGGCTTCAATCTGTCTTTCACCGAGACGCAGTACGGCGCGATGCCCTGGGAGATGCGCGGTCTCGTGCTCGCGGCCTCCGAAGCCACCGGACGTCTGGTCGAGGTTGGCACCAAGGCGCCGGGCCGGCTGTACGCGGCTTAACACGGCCGGTCCCTCTGCGGATCGGTTTTTGAGAGGGGCGGCTTTCGCCGCCCCTCTTTCGTTTCAAGTGACTGAGTCTAAGTCACAAACCACACTAGTCCACCGCAGCGCCGTCCACATAGACGCTGGACGGTGACCGCGATCCCCGCCGAACATATCCAGGATGCCCATAAGCTCGAGGCCGATGCTGAGATCGACCTCTTTGAGCTCACGCCCAATGACGGCACCGGCACGATCTACTTCAAGGGCGACAACAACGCCGACTGGCAGGGTCACACCTATGAGGGTCTGCCGATTGCCATGACCGGCTTCAAGAAGTCGACGGACGGGAGTTCACTTCTTCCGAAGCTCACCATCGGCGACGGCACAGTGGATCTCTCACCGTTCAAGCCATTGGTCTATGACGGCTATCTCGAAGGCGGGACCGTCAAACATATCGTCATCCTGCTCGACAATCTGCTGAACAATCGACTGATCAGGCATGAGCGGTCGTATCGCGTGAAGCGTGTGCCTCAATACAATCGCCTCAAGATCGAGCTACAACTCGCCACAGCCTCCGACTCTCTCGGTTTCACGCTCCCATACCGAGCCTATTTCCCGCCCGCCTTCCCTGCGGTCCAGCAATGACGCTGCAGTACAAGCATCTCGAGGGTCGCTCCTTCCTGGCGGGCGTACGCGACTGCTTCTCGCATGGTCGCGAGCTTTACTGGGACAACTTTCAGATCCCGATTACGAACTACGCCCGACCGCACGACTGGAGCGCGGATAGCGACGACCTGATCCGCAAGCTCCACGAGCGCGAAGGTTTCCAGTTGGTCACCGATTGGAAGTTCAAGGATCTCCGCCCCGCTGACGTACTCTGCGTGGCGATCGGCGAGAGTAATCCGAACCATTTCGCGGTCTACGTCGGCGACAACACACTGTCGCATCACTTGCTGTGGCGTTTCAGCAACTCGGAGCCCTATCGAGACTTCTGGCGCAACTCGACCGCTTTCGTCCTTCGGCATCCGGACGTTCCAGACCTCCGGCCGAAGTTCCCCGACACCGATCTGAGGAGTCTGCTCAATGAGCGATATCGCGTCGGCGCTGCTTGACTTCGTCGGGGCCGCCGGGCTGCACTACGGCGAGCCGGAGTGCTGTGGGATCATCACGGCTGAAGGTGATGTCGTGCAGCTGCCCAACATCCATCCAGAGCCTGAGAAAGGCTTCCATATCGACCCGAAGGCCTTTCTCGAGCAGCTCGCCGCCGGGGCTGTCGCAACGTGGCATACCCACCCGGGGCGCGACCCCAACCTGTCCGAAGAGGACATGAACGGCTTTCGCGCCTGGCCAAGCCTCCAGCATTACATTGTCGGCATCCGTGACGGCAAACCGGCTGTCGCCACCTTCAAAGTCCTAGAGGACGACGTGGTGGTGAACGCATGAAGATCATTCTCCACGGAGTGCTCGCCGACCGGTTCGGACACGAGTTCGAGATCCAAACCGATGTACCGGCCGATGCGATCGAAGGGTTGTCACGTCAGCTTCCGGACTGGCCGCGTGAGCTTCGTATCGATGTCCTCGATTTCGACACCGAGGAGAAGCTGCGCGCGCCGACGGACGCCGCCGAGATCCACCTCGTGCCGAGCATGTATGGCGGCGGCGGTAAGTTTGGCCAGATCATCCTCGGCGCGGCACTGATCGGAGCAGCGTTCATCCCCGGGCTGGGCCAAATCGCTGGCGTCGCTGTCAGCTCGATCTTGTTCAGCGCCGGCGCCTCGATGGCGCTGACAGGGATCTCGCAGCTTTTCATGAAGGCACCGACGGTCGACAAATCCTCGGACCCGCCAGCCTCCAAGTATTTGGGAAATAACAAGAACACGACTGTAATCGGGACGCTGATCACCATGGCCTGGGGCCGGATCAAGCTGACCGGTCATTGGCTCTCCGTTCAAGTGGACTCGAACGATCTCGTGACGACGTCCTTCCCCGTAACGACCAGCTAGGGTTCCCATGCAAATCGACCTTCGTCTCAAGCAATGGACGACGCCCAAACAGGCTCGCACGATCGATGCAATCAACAGAACCGGGAGCAAGCGCGCAGCGGCACGCGAGCTCGGGGTGCATCGCCGGATGATCGACAAGTCACTTGCCGCGGTCGAGAAGAAGGCCGCAGCGCACGGCTACGCACCGGCATGCAATCTCAATTCCCCGATCCCTGAACCGTTCATCGCGCGAGGGCATTCGACCCTCGAGAAGATCCACCCCGACGGCTCGCGCGAACCGGTGCTGCAGTGGACCAAGACGCGCCTCGATGAGCAGAAGTGGCTGGAGCTGGTCGAGGAAGCGGTCGAGAGTTTCATCGAAGGTGTTGAACCGATTGAAATGCCCCGGGGGCCGGACAATTATCAGTCCGACATCATCCCGTGGATCCAAATCGGCGACGCGCACTTTGGCATGCTGGCCCACGCCGCGGAGACCGGACAGAACTTCGATCTCAAGATCGCCGAGGCTGAGCTGTGCGGCGCCATCGGTCTACTGATCGACGAGCTCCCAAGTTCCGAGGTCATGGTCATTAACGACCTGGGCGATTTCACTCATTACGAGAACTTCAAGGCTGAGACGGAGGCGAGCGGGCATAGGCTCGACGCGGACGGACGGTTCCCCAAGATGATCAAGGTCTACAGCCGAGTCATGCGTTGGATCGTCGAAAAAGCACTGACCAAGGCCACGCGTGTCGATGTGATCGTCAACCAGGGGAACCACTCCCGGACGAACGACATCTGGATGGCTGAGCTATTGCGCGTCGCATTTCCTGACACGAGCCGGGTCAACGTCCTCAACAACGATAACGTGTTCATCGGTTATCGGATGGGCAACACGCTGGTGATGACTCATCACTCGGATCAGTGCCGCCCCGATCGACTGTGTGGGGTCATGACGACGGAGTTCCGGCAGGACTACGGCGAGACCGAGTTCCACTACATCGACATCGGTCACATTCACCACAAGATGGTGGCCAAGGAACACCCGGGCATCATCATCGAGAGCTTCAATATCCTCGCCGCGCCCGACAAGTATGCGCACGACCACGGCTACAGCAGTCGGCAGTGCATCTCGGTCGTGCTTCGCAGCCGCACCTACGGCGAAGTTGGCCGGCGCGTTCTTGGCATCCGTGAAGTCCGTGATCGTCTGTCGATGAAATCGGCTGCACCGCGGCGGGCGTTCGCCGCCTAAGTCACAGCATACCCGTGAGTTCACCGCCGCGGTGAGGTCATAGCCTCACCGATGGAGCTGACGATCAGCGGTGCAGGACCGAGCGGGGGTGGGGGCAGCAAGTTCACCACACGCCCTGACACGCTTCGGTCGAACGACACCTTCGAAGGACTGCTCGGCCTCTGCGTTGGCCCGATCAAAGGGCCCGTAAACGGGATGAAGTCGATCCGGGTCAACGAGACTCCGATCGAGGACGCGAGCGGCAACCAGAATTTCCAGGACTTCCAGGCGATCTTCGCCGACGGAGACCCACTCAAATTCCCGCAGAAAGTATCACTGCGGCTTGGCGCCGCGGGTGCACCCACGAACATCGGCGTCCAACTTCACAACGTCGGTGGCAGCAGCTCAGTCTGGGTCACGCGCACCGTCGCCAATATGGGTGCCCACAGCGTCGATCTCCGTTTCGATGTCAGCCAGCTCTACAGGCAGGACAAGAAGGGGATCTACGGCACCACTGCCCACATCGAGATCCAAATGAAACCGGTGGGCACGACCACCTGGATCAATCCCTTCAACTCGAATGGCAACACTCTGCCAGCATGGAACCCCAACGGATACGACATCGATGACGGGTTCGGCAGCACCGTCAAGCAGCTCCTGACACAGGGCACCTATAACGCACTCAGTTCCGGCGCGTACGGTTCGTATCTAACGATCAACGGCAAGACGACGAGTCCCTTCGTCAAGGAGCTCCGGATCAAGGTGCCGAACACCGGCACCTACACGAACGTCGGCTGGGACATCCGCTGCCGTCTCGTCGAGACCGAAAGCCTCGACGCCGATCCCAATTTCGAGAAGCGCACGATCTCGTGGGAGTCGATGACGGCGGTCTACGACACCACGCTCGGCGACCACGAGGATTGGCGTGGCCTCGCCTGGCTCCAGCTCTACGGCAAGGCCAGCGACAGCTTCAACGGCATCCCTGAAATGGACGGCGTCTATGACACGAAGATCGTGTCGGTGCCGCCGTCCACGGTCTTCAACCCAAATACGCGTGTCTACACCGGCGCGATCTGGGACGGTTCCTGGGCGAAGGCCTACACCAACGATCCAGCGTGGGTCATCAACGACGCGATCACGGACTCCTTGTCGGGAATTGCGCGGTTGGTCCCCGGTGCGCAGCTCAACAAATGGGACGCGCTTGATCTCTCGAAATATTGTTCGGAACTGGTTTCAGACGGCGCTGGCGGACAGCAACCGCGCTTCTCGCTGAACCTCGCCGTCAGCGAGGCCCAACGCAGCGACGAATTCATTCGGTATCTGGCAGGCGCCTGCGCCGCGACAGCCTGGGACGATGGAACGGGCGAGTGGCGCTGCGTTGTCGACAAGCCACAATCCCCGGCCGCGCTCTACACCCTCGAGAATATCGAGGGTGAGTTCAACTACAGCCACACGGACATCGACACACGCTTCAACGATGTCACCGTCGTCTTTCTCAACGAGGAGTTCGACTATCGCGAGGACCGCGTTCGGCTCGAGGACGATACCCACATCGCGTTGTTCGGCCGCAAGCCGACCAAGATCGTGGCGATCGGATGTACCCACCGGCAGCAGGCCGTTCGCTGGGCGATCCTCAAGATGCGGACGAACGTCAACGAGTTCCGCAATGTCAGCTTCACCACCAACCGTCAGGGCAAGATGCTCGAGCGGTTCAACTGGATCCTCATCGCCGACGGCTCGCTCAATCAGACGCTCGACGACGTTAAAAGGACAACCGGGCGGATTGTAGAAAACAAGGGCGGTTCGATCGTTCTGCGGGACACGATCCGTATTGAGCTCGGTGTCGACTACACAATCGCAGTCACGGCCCCCAACCCGGCCTACAATCCAAGTAGCTCCACGGCACCGACCGATCCCACCTGGCAGCAGCCGACGATCACATTCACTCGCACTGTCACCAACACCGCACTGCAACGCGGAGACGTTCGCGAGATTTTTATCAGCACACCCTTGCCGGCCGGCGTCGCCGAGAGCGCGAACATCGCGCTTTCCGCGGTGGGCTTGCCCAGCGTGCCGAAGGTCTATCGAGTCATCGATGCCGACTACAATGATGACGGTGAACGCGTCACGATCAACGCCATCGAAGTTGACACCGGCAAATACGCTGCGTCCGACATTGCTGACTACGACTATCACATGCCCGGCTACGACGGTTCTGGCGGTGATGTGCCCTCACCGGTCGCGCCAGCTGCTGGCGTCCTTCATCTCAACGAGGTCAATGACATCAACGCGGTCACGCGTGTGCTCGTGGCCAATTGGTTGCGACCGGTCTTCGGTCACATCAAGGGTTATCGCGTTACTCGGCGTGTGAATGACGGGCCGTGGATCCCCGTCACGTTCACGACCGCCCTCTCATACGAGCTCAACGACCCGAGCGGCGGACACCACGAGTTCAGGATCTACACGGTCGACAATCACGACCGGATTTCTCTGCCACTCTACGCCGAAATCACACTTGATGGAGTCCCGACGCTCACTCCGGTGATCGAGCTGTATGCTGACGACGGCACCTTCGATTTTATCGACGGCATCGCATTCGATCAGAACCAGGTCATCACCGTCACGGCGACGACTCGATATACAGAGGAGGCCGTCAACTGGTCAGTCGATCCGGCGGTGACGCTTGGAACACCCAACGCGTTTCAGCGCTCGCTCTCGATCGCCAATTTCGGTGACAACTCTCATGTGACGCTCAAGGCGGTTGGGGCTGTGAGCGGCCTGCAGAGCACGATCACACTCGTTCGCAATGCGATGACAACTCCCAACGACAGCATCATCCCTGACAGCGCTTGGATCGGCACGGTTCAAGGCACGATCAACACCGGAGTATCTCCGACTCCTGACCCCGGTGGTGAAATCTACGAGCCCCCAGCGGGGATGCCCTGGAGCCGCAACGGCCGATTCCGGGTGCAAAGGGCATGACCTACTCGCTCTATCTTGCGTCGGGTGATGTTGGCACTTCGCACACGTTCACGTCCCCGACGTTCACCAACTTCACGCCTGGGGAGCCGCTCTGGCTGAGCTACCATGTCAAAGCCACGCGGGTTACGGGAGTAGGCGTAGCGACCCTCCGCGCTGAGCTCCTGTGGTTTGACGCAGCCGGGGGCTCGCTCACGTCCACTTATGCCGATGTAGCGATCGACGCCTCGATCTCCGAGACGCTGAAGCAATTCAAGATGTTGCCTCCGGCCGGCGCCAAGTCCGGCAACTGCCGGTTCACGGTCACGCCAGCTGCGTCACCCATGCAGCACAACCTCTGGCTGACGAAGGTGCGTCTAGGCAAGACCGAGCTCTCGGCCACGAACGGCGCTATTTGGGGCACAAACCTCTCGGGCATCCCGACCAACCTTGCCGCCCTGACCGGTGTCGAGGACATTCTCAACTCAAGCATTCTCGCGGTGATCGCTGCCGACAATGTCCTCTCCATCAACGAGAAGATGAGCGATCTGGCGGCCAAGAACGCGGGGCTGGAGGCGGCCTACCAAAACTTGGTGGTGCGTGCCGCAGCTCTGGGGGTCTCCACTACGAGTGTCGCCAATCAACGGGCTAACTGGCTGGCGCTGCTCGGTTCGTACTCGCCGGCATGGAATAGCTACACCCAGAACACCACGATCTACAGCTCGCTGTTCACCGCGGCGCAGGAGGTGTTCCCTGGAGGGTGGTCAGCAGGAAACGGCGTAGCGACGTCGGCGAACGGCCAATATACGACCGTAACCGACAGCAACGCTTCTGATTTTTCACTGATGTATAGTGGCGCCGCACCTGTAGGGGTGGGTGCTAATGTCTGCGCTGGCATTGCGATAAAGAAGTCGAGCACCCACACGACTAATTGGGCGCTCTTACGCATCGTTTTAAATGGTGGCGGCGTAGTGGAGGCGGCGCTCAATCCCTACACTGGGGGGATTACTGGCGGAATAGCCTCCCTTCCGGGGTCCACGCATAGGATAGAGGCTCTCGATCTAGGGAATGAGTGGTATCTCACAGTAGAGCTGTACAACGCACCTGCTGGAACCGCGAACGCATATCTTCAGCTGTATCCGGCTGTTAGCTCTGACGGAGATACCTTTGGATCGTTCAACGTGGCCGCCACTGGCTCAATCGATGTTCTTGGAAACATTCAATTAGCTAGTGGTAATTGGACCAAGCTAGGGCGCAACCAGCTGGTTGGCCGCTACAACATTTACGTCGCCGAGATGCAGAAGCTGGCCAATGCGATCAGCGGCGTCGACGCGTCGATCTCCAACTACGTCGACGGTCCAACGTCGGCCAACGTCACCTACGACTATACTGGGGTGACGATCCAACAGAACGTCGATCTGAACTACTACCTCCGCAGCGGCACGGCGGGTGCGGTTGTGTCTGCCGGCGTTACGATGACATTCACGGTTCTCTCGGGCAACGTGAACGGTTTCACCAGCGCCTCTGGCCCACAAAACATCACCGTCAGCGGTGGCGTGGGTACGTTGACTGTCACGTCAACGACCGCCGCCACGACCCAGCTGAAGATCAGTGTCACCTCTGCGGGCATCGTCCGAACCTATTTCACGACGCTGACACGCGTCCTCGCTGCTCAGCCGGTTAGCGGGGGCACGGGGGGCGGCGGGGGCACTGCAGCCAGCCAGACCGGTGGGTTTACCAATATCTCGTCGAGCTACGGGACATACGCGGTCATCTCGAACACCCTAAACTTCACGACAGGCGCGTCTCAGACCTCCGCGAACGTGCAGATCAGCCTCAATCCAAAAATGAGCAAGACTTCCGACAACTGGGGTCCATGGGATGTGCTCTACAAAATTCAGCGCCTCATCAGCGGGACGTGGACTGACCAAGGTTCAGTTCAACACTCAAACCCCGACCCGTATATAGATCAGACGTCTGAACCGGTCATCGTCACGTCCACTGCCGGTTCCCTGAACGTAACCGTTAATGTCACCGGGCTCAGTGCCAACACGGCCTACGATTTCCGGATCGTCTGCTGTCTCGGTCCGGTCGATAACGTCAACACCTTCGCTTACCCGACAAACGGCGCCGCCCTGAGCCAAGTCGTGCCGTCTGGCGGGGGAGTCTTCATCTCGTGACCCAGTATATCGTCCAGAACCCGCTCAACGGCGAGCGCGAATGCGTTGGAGATGTGGCCCAGTACGAGGGCTGGCCTGTGCTCGCCACGCTCGAGGACGAGCTCCCTGAGTTCCACGACATCGTGGACGGTCAGGTGGTGCCGATCCTGGCCGACTATAAGGCTCAGAAGCGCGCCGCGGTCAACGATCTCAAGAACGAGAAGCAGAACGGTGAGGCGCCAACGCCCTTCGGCGCCGTCGACAATGACGACAGCTCGAAGATCAAGATCAATGGGGCGGTTACAATGGCGATGCTCGCCGCGCAGCAAGCGGCGGCGTTCTCGGTCGACTGGACGATGGCTGACAACAGCGTCGTCACGCTCGATACAGCCCAGATGATGTTGATGGGAGAGGCGGCGGGCCAATACGTCGCCGCGATCCACGAGCGGGCACGGGTGCTCAAAGAACAGATCGAAGCGGCCACAACGATGGCCGAGCTGGAGGCGGTCGACATCACGACGGGCTGGCCGTGAGACCCTATTGGCTCAGAGTCCTGATCGCTATCGATCAGCTCGTGAACACGATCCTCGGCGGCAACGAAGACGAGACCATCTCAAGCCGCGTCGGCCGCCACGCCGTTGCGGGTGATCGCTGGGCGTTGGCGGCCGAGGTAGTCATCGACGCTGTGCTTGGCACTGGTCACTGCCGGCGCGCGATTGAGCCTAGGCTGTTCGACAGCGAAGCGGAACGTGGCCTTCTTCTCGATACAGATCCCAGCTGCACGTTTTGACGGGTTCGACGAACACCGGTGTGCAGCGAAGGCGAGCCTCGCCGTCCGCAGCGTCGTGCATGACGGCGAGGACCAGAGCGAAGACGAGGAGACCGATAAGGGATCTCACAGCCGTTTCTCTTTGACGTAGTTCTCGATCGCGGAGCCGGTCTTGCCTTTGACCTTCGGCCGATCATCGTTGAGCATCCCGATGGACTCTGCATCGAGGTAGATCGCGCAGCACGCCATGACGTGCCCTAGATGGTGAACGGGGAGACCCGCCTCGACCGTGTCGGCCGAGAAGTCCTCGCCGTCGAGGCACGACGCGGCATGTCGCAGCAGTGCCGCCAGATACGGCCGCGCGCTAATCGACTTCTCCCGCCAATTGAACGGACCGTATTTCTTCGCTCCGTTCATCATGGCCGTCGCTAGGTGGAGCAGCGCGATCGGCGGGATCACCGACAGATCAGGCTTCTGCGCGCCCATCAGCGTCTTCGGGTTGCCGTCAGGATACGCGCCGGCCTCTGGCGCCGTCGTCTCATATCGAATGGCGGCAATCCGCTTGGTGTCCTCCTTGGTGCGCTCGATATGACCGATGGCGACGGTGTCCTCGAACGGAGGCTGTTCCCACTGAGCTTGCTCTGCCTGACGCCGTGGGTCAGCGCCGGTGAAGTCCGGATAGAACCTCATATCGCCACCTCCGCGGCGATCGCCGGATGGTAGCGGTAGTTGACCAGAGCGATGTCGTTAGCGGTGAAACCGTCGATGGTGCTGACCGCAGGGTTGAGGCTGACCGTCGGAGACTTGAACGGTTCGCGCCGCAGCTGCTCGTTCGCCTGATCGAGGTGGTTCAGATAGAGGTGGACGTTGCCACCGGTCCAGATGAACTCACCCGGCTCGAGCCCCGTGACCCACGCCATCATCGTCGTGAGCAGCGCGTAGCTGGCGATGTTGAACGGCACGCCCAGAAAGAAGTCTGCCGACCGCTGGTAGAGCTGGCAGTTCAATCGGTTGTCCGCGGAGACATCGAACTGGAACAGGACGTGGCAGGGCGGCAGCGCCATGTCCTCGATCTCTGCCGGGTTCCAGGCGGTGACGATGTGCCGTCGGCCCTGGGGGTTGCGCTTCAGACCGTCGATGACGTTCGCGATCTGGTCGATCGGGTCGTCGCGCCGAAACCCTCGGCGGATCCCTCTCTCGCTGATCCCAGCGGTAGTGTCGCGCCAAACCGCAGGCCACGACCGCCACTGCTTGCCATACACCGGTCCGAGGTCACCGTTCTCGTCGGCCCACTCGTCCCAGATGTGAACGCCAACTGCCTGCAGTTCTTTCACATTTGTGGAGCCACGCAGGAACCAAAGCAGCTCTTCGACAATCCCCTTCCAGTAGACGCGCTTCGTCGTCAGCAGCGGGAAGCCGTCGCTGAGATCGAAGCGCATCTGGGCGCCGAAGAGTGCTTTGGTCCCGACGCCAGTGCGGTCCTTGCGGACTTCGCCCTCTTCGAAGATCTGTCGGAGGACGCGAGCATAGGTGTAGTCGTGGCAGCTCACAGGGCCGGCTCCGGCTTGAAGTAGTCCGGATTCGGCCTGACCTTCTTTCTCAACGGAATTGAGCAGAGGAACTTGATCGAGCCGTCACGATGGGTGGCCATCGTATGCGTGCCGTCGCAGACCCGCTGGCGGGCGAGCGCCACCCCCGGGTCGTCATTGTCCCAGCGCTCTGAGCAGCGAGCCGAAGCGACGAAGTACGGCCGGAGATCGACACGACCTTCGCCGCCAGAGTGCTCGGGATTTCGCACCGCGGCATCGGGATTGGCATCGATCACGGACCAGACGTCAGCGACGTTCAGGCTCAAATTGTTGGCGACTTTGAAGGGTGAGCGGGTCCGACGATATTCGTCGAGAACCGCGACCTCCTGTTCAGGGGTAAGCAAAACGGGTCTCCTTTCGAAGACCCGTCTGGAGTCTACTGCTTGTGACTTGCTACGAAGGAGCCCGGTCTGACTTGGTCACTTGCCCGATACTATGACCGAGAGACGTTTTGCCGATCGGTCGCCCACATTGGCACTCGGCACCGAACCAGCCCTTATGCGGGCCGATGATCTTCCGGCAGCGGACGCAGCTGGAGAGGCCTTCAGGGATGGGCTTTGGATAACTCACGCTCCGGCTGCGAAGTCCACACCGACAAAGAGCGGAAACATCAAGGGCACGCCGTGCTCCTCTGCCAGGTCGACGAGCTGCTCGGAGGTGATGTCCTCGGCCAGACCGTCAACGGTCCAGCGGAGGGGCTCGGTGGTGTGGCTGATCTTGTATCCGGCACGCTCGAGTTCGTAGAGAGCGATGGTCCTCAACCTGCAGCCGTTTCTCACAGCATCACCTCGTGATCGACGCCCTCCAGCCGCTTGTGGCTGATGAGGACGATCTGCTTGAGCTGTTCCTTGCACGCCATGAGACCGTCCGCAATCGCCTGAGCGTTGGTCGGCGTTGCGTCGCTGTCGATCTCGTCCCCGATGAAGAGCGGGAAGACCCGAGCGACGAGCACCTGGCCAAGCGCGAGCCGCAGAGCGAGGTTGATCATCGTGGCGTGGGCACCATTAAAAGTGCTCACGTCCTGACCGTCGGCCGTGATGTTCATGTCCTCGTCGACAACAATGGTTTCGAGGGGACGGAGCGAGTTCTCCGTCATCTGCGTGATGATCTTGCTGGACACCCGCGACAGCGATGGCGCGAGGAACGCCTTCAGAGTGCGGCGTGCCTCGACGAGACCCTTGGCACCAGCAGCAAAGGCGTCAGCACGCTCCTGCTTCTCGGCAATCTCCGCAGAAAGTGCGTCGAACCGCTGCTTGTCGGCTTCGTATCGGGCGAGGTCTCGCTCGTAGACGATGGCGGCGGTGTAGTCGGCGTGGATGTCTTCCGGCGTGCGCTTCGGTACAGACAATTTCGCCAGTTCTGTCTGTGCATCGCGAGCAGCACTTTCGCGCATCTGAAATGCACGAAAGTCGCGTTCGTAGATGGCCCAGCGCTGAGCGATCTCTCTAGCAGCTTTCAGCTCAACCGACAGATCGACGAGAACCGGCAAACGATCAAGTTCCTCGATCGCCATCTGCTTCTCGTCAGCACGTAGCAGCGCGAGCTCGGCCCTTTGGATATCCTCCCGCGTCATCGGGTCACCAGCCGGGCAGGGCAGCGGCGTCGACCAGTTGTCGAGCTTACGACGCTCGACCGCGATCTCCTTCAGGCTCAGCGGGCTATACCCGGCGAGCAGCCGCTCCTCTTCGGGCGTCAGGCCTGCGTGAAATTCGTGCAGACATTTCGGGCACTCAATCGTCTGCCCGGCCTTCTTCTGTGCGGTCTCAATCGCCTCATACTGATCGAGTTGGTCGGTCCGATACTCAGACTGAGGCCCGCGCCGAACCTTCTCGTCGGCATATTCCAGCCACGCCTTGCCGGCATTGACTTGAGCACGGGTGTGCGTCGGATCCGAGATCGAAGCGATTTGCCGCTCAAGCGCGGCGCGGTGTGCGTCATTCCGCACCCGCTCCTTCTCGTGAGCCTCGAGTTCCTCGACGTCGACCTCGGCGTCATCCGGTCGCTCCGGCTCATCGCCGGCAGCATCAATGATACGCTGCAGCTTGATCCGGTTGGCGAGGGTGCCGACAGTGTCGTCGTACTCGGCCTTGAGCTTCGACGAGAGATGATAGCCCTCCGGCTTCACCGGCTCTGTCGGCAGCACGAGCGCGCGCGTCAGCGCCTCGGCCTCGGTGCGAGCCGTCTTGGCTTCTTCCTTGCAGGCCTTCTCGACGGCCTCCTGGCGGGTGAGGCCGACGACGTCGTCAATCAGCTCCTTGCGCCTGGCCGGTGTCAGCCTCGTGAGGCGCTCGCTCTCCTTCTGGTTCGCAGCGCAGACAACGTCGAACACCTCGAGATCGAACCCGAGGATGTCGACGATCTTCTTGTTGATGGCATCGGCGCCAACGGCGAGCTGCTCGTCCTCGGCGTCATAGAGGAACTCTTTCCGGCTCGTCCGAACAATGCGGTATTTTTCGGACGCGACCTGAAAGCCAAGCTCCATGTCGAGTGTCTTGTAGTCCGACGCCGGTCCGCGGAGCGCCTTCTTTCCGAAGAGGCCATAGCGGATCATCTCGGCGACGAAGCTCTTACCGGCGCCATTGTCGCCGGTAATCGCGGTTGAACCCGGTTGAAAGCTTAGCGAGCCGCTCAGGCTCACGCCGTTGGTAGGGAAGCTGACGGCGTAACGAAGGTCGTTGATCATGACGGTCTCCTGAATGCGCCTGTGACCCGGCCGCAACCTCCGTCGCGGCAAGAGACCAGGTGAGTTGCGATGGATCTTCAGCAGCGACTAGCGGAGCACGGCTGCGGGAACGTCGTCGAGTTCCTAACGATTGGAACGGACGACCCGCTCGGTGACATCGACTTTGCGATGGCTGCGGACTCGCTCGACGTGCCGGTGTCCCACATTCGCGCCCTGTACGAGGTGGAGAGCACTGGCTCGCCGTTCCTGAATGGCCGTCCGGTCATCCTGTTCGAGCCGCATCGGTTTAGCCGGGCGACCGAGCATCAATACGACGCCTCACACCCGAACATCAGTTATCGGAATTGGGATCCGAAGCGTTATCCTTCAAGCCAGGTTGGCCGCCTTGCCCAACTGACCGAAGCTGCCAGCCTCGACTATGAGGCCGCGTTCGCCTCGACCAGCTATGGCGGCTTTCAAGTCCTCGGTGAGAATTATCACCGCTGCGACTGCGTCGACGCGATGGCCTTCGCCTGGCAGGAGAGCCAGACGGTCGCTGACCAGCTCAACCATTTCTGTCTTTTCGTCCGCTCCGATGCCGTCCTGCACCGCGCGCTTCAGCGCGCCGACTGGGTGACGGTAGCGAAGCACTACAACGGCACCGCCTACTACAAGAACCGCTACGATGTGCGGCTTGCCCAAGCTCAACGAAAGGCTGCGGCATGATCCCCCACAAAGGTATCTCATGGAACCTCATCGCGCTCGCCGCGGTGCTGCCGCTCCTGTTCGGTATTCTCTGTTGGCAGCTCGCCGGTCTCGACCCCGAGACGTATTGCAGCATCGTCAAGCAGCAGGGCGTGCCACCGGGCGAGCACTGCTACCAGCTCCTCCTGCAGGGCCTGAAGATCAAGGGCTGGACGATCTGGCTGCTGATCGGGACGATCTGTCTCTTCGTCGTCATCGTGCTGGTCGCCGCGGTCAAAGCGCTTGTGAGCCTTACTGCTCCCGGGGGCTGGGGCTTCAACATGAACGCAAAGGACGACAAGCCCAATGCTTGAGAAACTGTCCTTCGACATCGTCCTCGGTATCCTGAAGCGTGCCTGGCCGTTCCTGATCATGGCCGGCCTCACGATCTCGCTCGCTATCACGGCTGACCATCTGCGCGGCGCGCGCGCCAAGCTGGCTAACGAGGCCGAGTTCCGCCACGCCCTGATGGGTGTCCTCGAGTACGACAAGGACGACTCCGCGCACCTGCTCTACGCCGCCGGCACGCGCATGAAAGAGAGCAAGGACCACGCAGTGGCCCTGAAGACGATCAGTGATCAGGCGCTCCAAAACAAGCAGCGCGCGGACGCGGCCGACGCTGAGCTCAAGCGCGAACAGGCTGACAACGAGAAGAAGTTCGCCGCGGCTCGAGCGCAGATCGCGAACCTGCAAGGCCACAAGTCGACCGGCAATCGCGAGGCCGACTGGAAGCAGATCGACGAGGACTCTCAGGCAGCTTGGAAGGGATGGAAGCAATGACCCGCGCATTCATGGCGCTCTGCGCCGTCATGGCGCTTCTGACCGCCTGCGGGCACCCGGGCACCATCTCGGAGAAGCCTATCATCACCTACGTCGACCGACCGGTTCAATGTCCTTCACCTGAAGAGAGGGAGCGGCTGCGTAAGCTCAAGCCGACCCCTCTCCGTGACCAGAAGATGCCCACCGACCCGGTTGCGCGAAACGCCCAATCTCAAGCCCAGCTCGGACTGTATGAGGCACCCGGAGGATACGCAGATCAGGTAGAGGCAGCACTGAACCGATGTCAGAAGTAACTGCGGCCGACGCGATGGCCCATGCTGAAGCAGCTCACATCAAAGTTCAGGCGCACGAGGATCTGTGTGCCGAGCGCTACGCACACATCCAGACCAACATTGCGGGCGTGAAGGATAGCGTCAGCACCGTCGTGAAGCTCGTCGGCTGGGGCGGGTCGACGATGTTCCTGATCATCATGTCACTGCTCGCCTTCTTCGCCTCGCGCGCCGTCAGCAACAACGATGGCGAGATCAACCAGCTCAAGGCTCAGGTCGAGGTGTTGCAGGCAAAGAAGTGACTCAGTCACTCGTGTCACTACCGTGTAACTAAAACGGTCGATGTTCCGTAGATGTTCGCTGCTCGTTCCCCTAGTAAGAACATCGTAAGTCACTGATTTTCGCTCGAAAACGCGATTGGCTTAGTGTTGACATCGCAGGGGTCGCAAGTTCAATCCTTGCCACGCCCACCATTTTTCCCCTTACAAAACAAGAGTTTAGGCGGCTCGAAGTTCGACGACGTTGTCGGCTGGTGTCACTGCCGTGTCACTAAATGCACCCGGGGCCAACTTCTCGAGCTCGTCGATGATGTCCTCGACAATGCCTTTGACGAGCTTCAAATATGAGGGACTGAACGGAGCGTAGAGTTCCGACACCGAGCTCACGACGCGGTGACCGAGAAAGACTTCCAGCTGATCGATTGGCTTCTCATCAGCCTCAAGTCGCGAGCGGACGAGGTGGGCCATTGAGCGGCGGATCAGCTTCAGACCAGACTCACCGGCGCCGGGCAGCTTCAAGTCCTCTGCCATGGCGGCCATGGCTTTCTTCGCATTGCCTGTGACAAGAAAGCCCTTCGTCTTCTTGAATAGCCACACACCCTGGCGCGCTACAGGCACCGTCGCACGATATTTCTTCGTCTGGCGCCGGCCGGTGGGGTTGAGGTGAAAGATCTGATGCTGGGCGTCCCATTGTCTGCGATCCGGATCGACCGACGCATCATGAACAGCATCGGGTCGGCCCATCGTCAGGATACTCACCCGGAGAAAGGCGAGTAGGTTCGCGCGCCGTTTCTTCGGTGTCAGCGCGTATCGCAGCATGCCAGCCAGGTCTTCGATCGAAGCCCGGTAGCTTGGCGTCCGGTTTAGGGTTTTCGTCTGGATTGTTTTGAACTGAGGTTCTTCCTTGACCTGTCGCATTGCCGCCGCGAGCTGCAGGACGCTGTTCTCGACCGTCGAGAGCGCCCGGGGTCTCACGTTGAGAGCTGGACTGACGACAGGGATCTTCTCGAGCCACGCGCGGAACTTCGCGATCCAAGCCTCATCAACTTGGTAGCAGAAGACATCGGCGTGAGGCAGAGTTTCAAGGTAGGAAACAACGTGACCGAGACGTGCCGCGATCGCCTTGTAGCTGGGCTTCGTCTTGGACGTGGCGAGGTGAACTTCAATTGCCTCTAGAACTGTGAGGCGCTTCTCGGTGTCATATGGCCGACGACAATGAGGGCAACATTCCACCCCCAGAGTCTGCTCCAGGTATTTGTCGTCGAGCGCTAACTTCCCGGCTTCAACCGATTTCGTACCCGCTGAAGTGTATCGGTTCCCCCCTGCGGAGGAGTCGTACCAAGTGATTTCGAGACTGGGCCGGCCCGGCCTTTGGACGAGCTGGAGATGCCCCCGTTGATAGTGGACTGTCGCAGATTTCGCTCTAGGCATAGATTCCTCTGCTGTTCGGCCGCTTTGGCCTGGATGAGCTCACCGACACCGATCGCATTAAGTATGTCGAGTGCATCCGCCTCGAGACGGATGCCTCGTCCCTTATCGGTCTGGTTTGACCAGTGTCGAGCGATGTCGGTGAGCACAGCCATTACTGAGCTGCCACTCGTTTAAGACGAGCCACCATCGCCCGATGCTCGGCGTCGCTTTTCAGCTGATAAATCCGGTCGCTTTCGGCGCTGATCTCCCGGTACTCGGCCCAGGTGATCTTGCCGTCACTGACGACCTTGGCGATGACCGGACGCAGTGCCGGAACGCAAATGGCCTGACTGGTCAGATGCTGATAATGCTCGTCCCAGATCTCAGTCTTCGCATACTTCCCGTCGCGGTCTTCCCACGAGGAAACCCATTCCGGTTCGCTGAGAGTGGCCGTGGTGAAGTCGTCGCACAACGACTTAGGCTTGGCTTTGGTCTCGGCCTCGCCATTACACGCTACGAGTGAGAGGGCGGCGACGGCTGTGATGAACGCGCGCCGCATTATGCGAGCCCCAACGCCTGGCGATAGGTCTCCAGGAGCGCGTCGGCCTCATCACGCACGTTCTTCTCCATCTTGCGGAGGGCGATGATCTTGCGGATTGTCTTGGTGTCGTAGCCCTCGGCCTTCGCGAGTGCATACCGATCCTTGATGTCGTCGCTGATACCTGCCTTCTCGGCCTCGAGGTTCTCGATGGCCTCGATATGCAGCTTCAGCTCGTCGGCGGAAATGTTGGACATGGGTTCTCCTTTGTGGAGAGCCCAGATGATGCATTGTTTCGGGATCCGAAATCTCGAAGGGGCCAAGTGACCAAGTCACTCAGCCCCTCCGGCACGTTCACGCGATTGGCCTGGCATGATTACCGTGATCCCCGGCAGGCACTTCATCGCGAGCTTCTTGACCGAGCGTGTGCTTACGCTCGTGGAGGTATCCGGGGCGGCGTTCAGTGAAGTCGTTCGTCGATGAATTCGCGGACGTAGGTAGGGACGTCCTTCAGGTGCTCGTCGAGGATCGCTTGCCAGTCGAAAGCACCCAGTCGGTCAGCAACGCTGGTCTCGGGGTCAGCCTCAAGCTCACTGATCCGCTTTCCGGTGAGCTGGAGGCAATCGAGCCCGATCGGGAGCTCTTCACCTTCACGAAGGAAGACGCGGACTGCTTTGTCGCGAAGCTCGGCCGGATCGCGCGCCTCGAGCTGCTCGAGAGTAAGTGAGACATAGATTTCGCCATTGGGATCCTCGGCGTGGGTGTAGGGCTCGAGCGAGCCGGTGCATGAAACGTCAATGCCGTCGACGACGTAATCGCCCTCTAAGTGCCAGTGACCAGTCACTATTTTCTGGCAGTTGGGGAACTTCTTCATCAGTTCCGCAGCCGGAACCATGTAGTCGGTGTTGCCCCCGAAGGCCTCGAGGTCGTGGTGAAGCACGACCAGCTCGACCTCGACGTTCTCGTGGCTCTTGGTGAAGCGCTCGTCGATCGCTTGAGCGACCGGTTTGCCCCACTCCCAAGGCACGAAGGCTATGGTCTCGACCTTGCCAACGGTGTCGACCACGAACACGTTCGGGAGTGAACCGCTGATGATCCGACGAAAGATGTTCCAGGCGCCGATCGTGTTCAGCTGGCGACTGCGGTCGTGGTTCCCGGCCATCATGAAGAACTGAACGTTCGGCCGGCGCCGTGCTGCGAGCTCAACGGCGTCGACCGCCTCGAGGACCACCGACAGGGCGACTTGCGGGTGATCGAACAAGTCGCCGACCATGATGATGATGTCGGCGTCGGTCTCCAGCTCGTCCTTGAACTTCCGCATCTGGCGTGCCTCGCGCTCGCCGCGGCGGTCGAGGGGAACCCCGTTCTCGAAGCGCTTGCCGAGGTGCGGGTCTCCAATCAGCCAGGCGCGCTGGTCACAGGAGAGCTCAACGAGCATTGGTGTCCCACCTCCCGCTAATGATCGGGCCGAGGAATGCTCCGTCGAATACCAGGACTTCGAACAGCTGCGGCCGCCACCAGTGACTGAGGCCGTAGAACGATCCGCCGATGAAGCAGGCGATGCCGTAGAGCAGCCAGAAGAGGACAGCGAAGAGCGCCGTCACAATGAGACCGGCAAGCGCCGGCAAGCGCACAGTGACCGTGCGCCATGCCTGATCGCGCGTTAGGAACAGGCGACCGAGAACAGCGGAAGCGACGCACAAAGCGCCAATGGTAATTGCGTTCATGCAGCATTCTCCTCGGGAGGAAGGATTTCGTAGAAGACGCCGTTCTTGGCGCTGAAGAGACGCTTCAGCTGGATGACGCAGTCGAACAGTGCGTTGTGGGCGTCGCCGGGCATCGTCAGCCACTTCATGTTCGGCTCGTCGGCCTTGCCGAACAGACCGGCCAGGAAGGTACGGAGATCGCGTGTCGTGAACGGAGAGAACGGCATCGGTAGATCGATGCGCTCGAGGTAGGTCTGGACGAACCAGTAATCGAAGTTGCCGCGCGACCAGAACCGCTGGCTGCAATTGGCTAGCTTCGCCCAGTCGAAGAAGTCCTGCATGACCTCGTTCGCCGGCTGTGCCGTCGACATGATCTTCGTGAACAGATCCCACTTGGGGGCCCAGAAGTTGTTGCGGCAGTCCTCGTCCCAGTACCGGCCCTTGGGGATCAGCAACGACCGGTTGAAGGTGCGACCGATCTCCTCGGTCTCATAGTTGAACTCGATCGCGGCGAGCTGGACCATCGCGTTGTGATACGGGTCGGTGCCGGTCGTCTCGATGTCGACCATGACGTCGGTCATCGGCGCGTCGGAGAGGCGGGCTGTCAGAAAGTGCAACAAGGAAGCTCCTCAAACTTGATGGATTTGGCGCCGGCTGCGACTGCGGCGGCGAAGACTTTCTCGGTCATGAGGAACCAGGCCCCGAGACCGTAGGAGAAGATGTAAAAGTCGTAGCGACCGCGGACCGCAGCTTGCTTGAGCGCCATGGCTCTCTGCGAGGGGCGAATGTCCGCGAACGGAAAGCTGGTCATGCTCTGGCACGACTTCACCTCGGCGTAGAACGTCAGCATGTTCTTGGTGACGAGGTAGTCGCTGGGCTTGGGGAAGTCCCCGACGCGGCGCCCACCGTTCAATCCGGTGAGCGCCTTCTTGTCGGGGAAGCGGTAAAGGACGTCGGCGCCGATCAGGTCTTCAAAAGCCTCTTCGGCGGCCGTTCCGTCATTCTTCGCCATCGGTACTAGCCGCGTGGACCACGAGGATCGACCAGCAGACCAAAACGATCACGAAAATGAAGCGACCTGGGCCCGGCCAATTCGCTGGGTGGACGTCCCACGCGATGAAGGCCGACCCGCCATAGATCACGAGCACGCCGACAACGAAAACGAACAAAGCGGCAGGGGCATCGACCCAGCTCGGAAAGCCGAGGTCTTCAGCAGAACGTGACATGTGGTTCCTCACGGTTGTTGAGGAACCGTCCTACGGACGCTGACTCCGCGATGCCTGGGTTTAGGGAGGAGTGACTAAGTCAGTCCTCACGACCGCGTAGGTGGGTGACTCCTCATCGTAACCGCAGTTCCAGGCATGCCACAGCTCTTCCTGGCTCGAGGGCATGTGCGGGTTATCGGAGCGGGGCCGGTCGCGCCGTGCAGCGCCCTGGCCCTGCCCGAAGGCGTTGCAGATCGCCTCCGTCTGTTTCTCGTCGAGAGACTTGGGCGTCGGTCGGACGAACTGGCCGAAACTCCTCACGCCGCCACCTTAGCATCGGCGACGAACTCGATCACCCTTTTGACGATGTCGTCGGGGAGAACCTGGCCCTGCAGCTCGCGCGGGATCACGCCGTCGATCGGCTCAGCTTCGTCGAGCTCGATCTGGCTGAAGGCCGGGTTCAGTTTATCGAATGGCTTGAATGTCCGGCCTACCGACACTGTGCAGTGCAACGGTAAACTGGTGACGATGTCGGGGTGATTGGTCTTCACCGAACGCAGAGTTGTGATGAACTCCGGCACCAGATCGCGGTGAACCGACCAGACCGTCTCGTCGTGCACCGGGAACATGAAGCGGGAGTCCCAACCGCGCCGCTCGATTTCCGCCTTCATGCGGAGAATTGAGCGCTTGGCCAGCGTGGCACAGGTGCCTTGCACCTTCCCGTTGACGCCCTGATTGAGCGCGCGGCTCTTGATGCGCTTCAACGCGAGCTCGGCGTAAGCCAGCATCGCTGGCGAGGCCGAGATATCCGCAAACTTCCGCATCATGCAGGTGTGCCAGCTCGGCGTCGCCTCGAGGCGAACCCGGCGATGGTGATCCGGCAGCTCGATGAAGCCGTATTCCATCAGCTCCTGCTGCGTTTTCACCCGCCACGCCTCGGCGAGCGGGAAGCGATTGCGATAGCGATCGACGGCCTCCCACATCTCGTCAGGTGCCCAGCCGAGGTTCATGCCGACCGTCGAGAGCGAACCCGAATACCAGTAGTTGAAGTTCGCGCCCTTGCCGACCGGCGTCCCGCGGGTCAGCTTGTAGAACTCCTTCGGCGTCATCTCCTGGCCGGTGAAGATATGTAGCAACCGCCGGCCGTTGGGGTTCTCGTCGAACTTGAAGCGGCTGTACTCCTCCTCGGTCAGCCCGGGGAGTGTTTTGACGGCGAGACAATCCGCGGCGGCGCCGGTGTGGAGATCGCCATACGGTATCTGACCGAACACCTCTCGAAATCCATGATCGCCTGACAGGTCACCAATGATGACGAGCTCAACGGATGACCAGTCTGCGGACACGACGACGTGATCATCGTTGTCCGGAAGGTAGAAACCTCTGACATATTTGCTGTCCGAATATTTGGCGAGCGCCATTACGTTGGGGAACGAGAAGGCCATGCGCCGCGTAGCCAGCATCGATGAGAGCGTCGGATACACCCGGCTAGTCTCAGGATCCATGAGCTGGCTGTAGGGCGTGAGGTAGAGCTTCACGGTCTGCTCGACGTCGGCCATACGCTGATAGGTCTTCAGCACGGCCATCGCCTGCTCATCGCCGGCCTTCTCGGCCTTGAGCAGCATCTTGCCGCGCGCCTCCTTATCCGAGGAAATTTCCCCGTCGAGATAGACCAGCGGCAGGCCCATCAGGTCGTGCAGGATCACCCGCATGCCCTGGTAGTAGACGGGGTTGAGCATGTTCTTCGGAACGGCCTGGCCGCGCTCCTCCGTCCACGCGTTGCCGATGGGGTTCGAGCACTGTGTGACCTGCTCGAAGATATCGTCGCTGTCAGGAAGCGAGGCCCACTTCTCGATCCGCGCGCGGATGTTCTTCCAGTTGGCTTTGCCCGGCGTGGTGCCATCATACCATTTGGCCTGGCGCTCGAGCAGCTTCTCGTTCGGCTCTGCCGGGAATGGCAGGTAGGCGCGGATCTGCGCTTTGAACTGCTTGAGCAGATCGGCCATCGCCGCGCGCTCCATGTCACGCCGCGTGAAGACCTCCTCGAGGTTGAGCCGGAGGCCGTCACGCCAATTGTCGGCGAACACCCGGACCATCGGATTTTCCTGGTTCAGGAAAGTCTGCAGCACCTTGGGGTTGGTGCGGAGCAAATCGTCCTTCAGATGGTGGAACACGCGCACGGCCCAGTAGGCGTCGTCGGCACCGTAATCGACCACCTGCTCGCCGGTCAGCTGCCCCATGTGACTGGCACCGGCCGCTTTCAGGACTTCGTCGTAGGTCGTCATCTGGAACCCGAAGAGGCTCTTGACGAGCTTCTTCAGATTGTAGCCGAACGCGATCTCGCTGACGAAACCGTTGTATGAGTGTGTTGCCGTCGACGTCTTGCCGATGAACAGCGACAGCAGCTCCTGCTGCTCGCTGGTGAGGCTCCGGCCGCGCGTCTCTGGATCGTAGTTCGCGAACGCCTGCTCAATCGCCTTGCGGTGCTTGATCAGGTGTTGGAGGGGTTGGGCGAAGAAGAGCTGCGCGTCATATTCGTCGGGCCCGTGATGGGTGACCGCGAGCTGCAGGGTGCACAAAATATTTCGTAAAATAACCCCCAGACACTGCTCGAACATGACCAGTTCGAATGGCGCGTTGTGGGCGAGGATCAGACAGTTCTCAGGGACCGCGGCGAGCAGCACATCGGCCTTCTGTCGCGGGATCCGGTTCTCGATGTCCGCGTGGGCCAGGTTGACGTACCAGGCGGTGTCGCTCCCGTCGGCGTAGAACGAGAAGCCCGTCATCGTCGTACGACGATGATCGAAGACCCACCGCTTCTTGTTGCGGTAGGATTGGATGCCGGGGTGAGCCGTCTCTTCGTCCGTCGTCTCGCAGTCGAGGCCCAGGATCGAAGCCGTCTCCAGCTCCGACAACGCGCGCTGGAAGTCCTCGTCCGAGGACCGCGCGTCAAGCAGCCTGCTGGAGATATGCGGCGAGGTATTGCTCATAGAGCTCCTCCGTCATGATGAGGATGGCTTCGATCTCTTCGGCGGCGTCGAGCTTGTTCTCGACTACGGCGTTGGCGAGGATTGTGGCAGTCATGTTCGCAAGCGGGTGGATGATGTCACCCGCGGTCATGCCGCTCTCGGCGGCTTCACGGACGATTTGGTCGATAATTTCGTGGTAGGTTTTCAGAGGAAGAACCTCCTGAAGAGCGCGTTCGCGGCCTCGCGATTTAAGACGCCTTGCTTCATGCCGGCGTCGAGCTCGGCTTCGGGGACAGGAATAAACCGAGTGACGGCCAAGGCGAGCTTCGCCTCCTTGCGGTTCTCGGAATTGAGGAGAAGGTTGCGTGGCCGCGTTGGTAGCGGCAGCTCGTGGATCAGCTCAGGGCTGTTCTCGTCGATCGCTCGAAGCAGCTTCTTGCGATCGGGTGGCGTAAGGGCATTCCAAGACTTCGGACCGAAGCCCTTGACCCCAATGATGTTGTCGGACGGATCACCGACGAGCGCCTTGTATAAAGGGATGTGGTGCGGCTCGCAATTCGGCACCGCCTGCACGCGGATGCCGTCGATCGTCACGTTCGAGTAGGACATCAGCTGCCAGTAATCGAGGTCGTTCGTGTGAACGGTAACGGGCATCTTGCGACTGGCAAACCGGTGGACCAGTGCTCCGATAACGTCGTCAGCTTCCCAGCCGTCGCACTCGGCCTGGTAGCAAGGGGAGTGCTGCAGCGCCTCGCGGAACACGCCGATCTGCGCGAAGCGATCCTCGGCCATGGGGGTCCGGTTCATCTTGTACGCCGGATAGAGCATCCGGCGGCGCTCATTGTGATTGCGGCCGTCCCAGCACCAGATGTGGATGCCGTTGGTGCTCATGTCGTAGCGGCGGCGCAGGCCGATCCGCTCGCCGCCGACCTTGTCCAGGTCGCGCAGCATGACGTTGTTGCCGTCGTAGAGATGGATCACAGGCCCGGCCTCCCCCTGATTTGCAGAACCCGCGTCGGTCCTCCTGCGCCGTCGAACACGCCAACAACGGCACGGCCGGTTGCCCAAGCGAAGCTGTCGAGGTTCGTCCGATGTGGCTTTAGCAGCGGGTGGTTCGGCGATTGATGATGGCCATGGACGACGTGCTTGCCACTCATGTGTGGATGATCGGGGTGGATCTCAGCACCATGATAAAGTTGGTCACTCGGGTAGAGCATCCACTGCAGCGTCTGCTTCTTCGTCAGCTCCAAAGGAGCATCGAATTTGACACCGGCATGGACGTAAATCCGATGCTCGTCCTCGAAGTAGACCGGCAAATTCCGGAGCCAGGCAAGGTGGCTGCGCGGGATCTCATAGTTATAGGACTCGAGCGTCTGGTAGCCGCCGTTGATCAGCCACAGCCCCTCTCGGCGACCGCCCTTGTCGGCGCTCACCATCATGGCCTCGTGGTTGCCCTGCAGCACGATCCACCGCCAGTTCGGCAGGTCTGGGCCTTCCATGAGCCGTTCGATGATCTCACGCGACTGCGGCCCGCGATCGACGAAATCGCCAAGCACAATGAACGTGCCGCCAGCTGGGCCGGCGTCTCGTTCAATCTGATCGAGCGCGAGGGCGAGAAGGTCGTAGCGGCCGTGCAGGTCCGCGATGACGTAGGTGTTCATTGCGGCGCAATCTCCGCTTTCAAGAGCTTCACGCCCTCGAAGAAAATCTCGTCGCTGCGAAGCAGCTTTTCGGCTTGGCGGGCGCCTCGGAACACCGAGGCGTGTCCGCCGAGATGGAACAGTTTGGCGATGCGCGGGTAGCTCCAGCCACACTCGGTATTGAGGACGTGGGCGAGCGCCTGCCGCGCCTTGGTGATGTTGCCACTGCGGCGCTTGGGGTTCTGGATCGCTCCAGCAGGAATATCGAACCAACGCTCAGCAAAGGAAATGAGGCGGGGGCCTAGGCCCCCGCCTCCAGCGGCGGTCGTCGAGGGGAGGGGAGGTGCGACCGCCGTCTGCATCAGTCGACCGACTCGAAGTTGAGCACGCCCCACTCGTTGCCGGCCGTGTTGGTTTTCTTCTCGTGGGTCAGCTTGACCTTCAGCACACCGTTCAGGGCGTCCGGATTGGTGCGGCGAAGTGACTTGCCGAACGCCTGGAAGGCACGGAAGCCGGTCTTCGACGGCGTGAGGCCGACGCGGGTGCCGGCATCGATCTTCACCGTGGAGGACTTCTTCGGATCTTCGACATCGTCGAAGAGCGTCATCGGGATCTCGGCCGTCTGGAAGGGGCCGTCGTTCTTGACGTTGATCCGCGACAGGCGCTGGAACTCGGAGTCGAACGATTTGCCTTCCGGCGTGGTCGAGCCGTCGTAGGTCTTGAGGAACGTGGTCTTGCCGCCGGCCTCATGCCGCGACTGATAGATCGGAGTGACCTCCGACATATCGATCTCGACAATGACCTCCTCGAGCAGGCCCTGCATCTTGTCGCCGATGCGGAAACCTTCCGCGTTCACCTTGAGATAGGTGTCGACGTCCATTCCACCGCCGTCGAGGAAGTCCTCGATCGTCGGACGGGCAAGATTAGTGTTGGCAGGAGTCGCCGGAACGAGGTCCGTGGCGTTGCCCGGGAGGGGCACGGGAACCGGAACAACCGCAGCAGCGGCTGCTTCAGCTTCGGCCATGACGTTGTCGAGTGCAGAAGCGGTATTACCCATAATCGAAGTACCTTTCAAAGTTGTGGAGTGATCTCTCTGAGACCACCAAAAGCGAATTGCTAAGAGTTACGGAGAAGTGACTGAGTCAGAAGCGCAGCACGCGGCGAGTTTCATCTACGCGGTTAGCGAGCTCTGACTTGCTGGTGAGGATGTCCATCTTCCGAAGATCGATGGAGTCTTCATAAGCCAGCGTCGTGACACGCAGGACCGAAGTCCGCGTGCCGCGGCTGGCGCGGCGGTAAGCCTGGACGAAGTTGACGTCCTTGTAGTCCAGGGAGACGTTGACGACGTGGTCGGCGCGCTCCCAATTATAGCCCACGGCCACTGTGGGGCCGGAGCCGACGATGGCGTCGAGCTTTCCTGCACGGAAGTCTCGATCGATCACGCCTCGAGCTTTCATCGAGACGGAATTGTTGATCAGCGCCGCACGCAATCCGCAGGATTCTAGCCGAGCGACGCACCGTTCCTGTTCAGCGACGGCCGAGGAGAAGACCAGCATCGGCCGGCCCTCGACGGCATACTCCATGAGCTTCTTGTCCTTGGCGGTAATTTCGCCCCTAGCCAAAAGCATGGTTTCGGGATGCGCCATGATCTGCGTCGCACGGATGACGGCGACGCCTGGCAGCGAACCGTCGAGGATCCGGCCGTCCTCGAGTTCGAGCATCGCTTGCTCGTGGAACTCGTCGTAGGCCGCGCGTTGCTCCTCGAACATTTCGAGCAACACGGTCTCGAAGTGCACCGGCTCCTTGCCGTACACCTCTTCGAATGAGTGCTTGACGCTATGCAGCTTCAGGATCGCTCGGAGCTTTTCCTCATTCTTCCAGCTCTCGACCTTGCCGTAGTCGTTGATCCAGGCGGCGTGCTCATGAATGAAGCCGGGCAGGCCGCCATAATAGCGCGGCTCGATCGCGTGGATCACCGGGAAGGCGCTGTCGAGCCGGCCGTCAATCAGCGTTCCGGTCATCGCCAGCAGACCGTCGCAGTGGTCGTTCACCTGATAGAAGGACGCAGTCTGCTCGGAACTCGGCGTCGAGTAGCCCATGTGAAGCTCATCGATGCCATACATCTTGATGTCGGGCCACGTCTCGAGGAGCCGCTCCCAATTGTTGCGCAAGAACGCAAAGGTGCAGATGAACACCTTCGGGTCGGTCACCGGAACCAGCTTTCGCCCGACCTTGATCTGCGGTGTCTTGATCAGATCCTTGGCGAGCTCCGGCTCGAAGATCTTCTCCTTGAGCGGCTTGCCGTCGGGTCCGCTGATGATACGGACCTGGATACCTTCCGGCGGATTTGCCGCCCACGGCAGCAGCTGCATCTTGCCATCGACCTTGGTCCGCTTGCCGAACTCGCGGTAGCCTTCCTGGCTGACCTCGATGATCGCAACACCAGGGTTGGCCTTCTGCAGCTCATAGACCGTGGTCGGCTTGCCGGGTTGGTCGATCACCCAGCAGCGCGCGGTGTCGATCTCCTTCTGCCGTGTGAACGTCGCGCCTTCCCAGCTCTTGGTGAGCGTGTCGAAGTCGCTCTCCATGATGACCACGTCCTCGGGGGCGAAGTCCGTGAAGCGCAGTAGCTCCTCGCGGTTCTTCTCCATGAGCGAGAGCGGCATCGCCCAGACCGTTCGTGCCTGCTTGCGGGCCCACCAGTAGTAGAACAGCACGCATGCGGTCGGCGTCTTACCGGTGCCGGGGTCGGACTCGTTCAGAGACTTGGGATGAGCGATGTGAAAGGCGAGATCTTGGATCTGGTAGGGTCGTAACTCAGGCACGTAGCGGAATCTCGTCGACACCCCAGGTGACGACCTCACGCGGCTTGAATAGGTCAAAGCCGTCGTCGTCCTCGGGGTGGTTGATCTCTTCGGCAAAGCGATCGCCGAACTTGTGGCGCAAGTAGACGAACCTTTCGGTCTCGCCGTTCCAGCGCGCGACGGAGGCATTGCGACAGCTGCCGTAGTAATATTCGCCGTGCTTCAACTCAGATTTGGGGATCATCAGGGGACCTCCGGCGGCGCGAACGGCCGCTCGTCCAAGTCTAGAAAACCAAAGTCGTTGGGGCTGTGGATTTCCCAGCCGCATTCGCAGGAGAAGTTGCCGCGGACAATCAAGCCGACACCTACGTCGACACTGTCGCTTTCGGCGATCCCGCCGCAGGCGGGGCACTTCATTCGGTCGGCGCCATAGATCATAAGATATTGTGCTTTCGACGCTGTCGATTGATCGTCATTGCTGCGACACCGAGGCGCTCGCCGATCTGGTGATCGCTCAGCCCTCGACTCCTTAGAGTCCGAACTTCGCTATAGAATTGTGGCGAGAGACCGAATTGAGCAGCTGCTTGAAAGGCGTAGGGTTGGGCGAAGATCACGCCGAGCAGCTCCGCTCGAGCGCCCCTTTTGAATTGGTCTGTGAACCATGCTTTGCAGGGCATGTCGGCGTCAGAGTAAACTTCAGCCGGAGTGCGGCCGGCTGCGACGCGCTCCAGAAACAGCGGCATGACCTTGTTCGGGTCGTAAACCGGCGGCGGTGGCGCACCTTGGTTCAGATTGTGACGTCCGAGCTCACTGCGATACGGCGCGCGGGGGCGACGAGGCACCATATGGACGGTCCCTGTGGGATCACCTGGTTGAAACGTGCCCTCTTCCAGGCGTTGGAGACCTGCGGCTCGATACTTTTCGTGTGCCGACACGCCGGTCAGACCACGCCGCCAGGGCAAGCCATATCGTTCCCGGTAGGTGTCCTCGTCTATTTCGTGGATCTCTCGAAGATGCTGAGCACTGATCCGCAGATATTGTTTTCCGCAGAGTAAGCAGGTGATCTTGTCCGAGGAGAAATAGTCGCGGACTTCCTCCAACGTGAACGGACGGGGGACTACCGGAAAACCCGGCAGCACTCTGCGCCGGGCGTCCCACCGTCGCTGATGTTTCGCCGAACGGGTCATCGTTTGAACACCCACCACGGCCACGTCACGATCCACTTCAGACCGGTCGCAACGGCAGAGCCGACGTCACCCGGGTTTGATACTTCAGCAGCAATGCGGTCGGCGTCGGACGCGACGCAGCACGAGCCGATTATGATGTAGAGCCAGAAGAGGAGCATTTGCTAAGTCCCCAAATTGAAACCCCGCCGTAGAAGACGTTGATCATCAGCGTGGGCAGGTTGAATTGTTCGAAGAGCGACGCGAGAACGAACGCCGTCGCGGCGATGTTGATGATGAGGTAGGCCGCGCCGTCGGAGACGACGCGGCCGGTAACGAGCAGCCAGTAATTGAGCATGCCGAGCAGCACGCCGATGATGCCGGCTGCGACGAGCATCAGTTCAGAACCGATCCTGCGTCCGCCAGCAGTTGCGGGGCAGAGGTGAACAGGATGGCCTGGGCATAGGCCACAGCTTCCTCCGTCGTCAGCACCACCCCACCGTTCCGCGCACCCTGGAAGAGCAAATAACCCCGCGTTGGGTCACAGTAGATCGTGCATTCGGGGCCAAATTTTTCGGTGAAGACCTTGTCAAACACGGCCTTCGTGATGGGGTGACCATCGTCGTTGCCGTCGCCGACTAGGACGACGGTCACTTGCTCGATGTTCATCGATCATCTCCCGACCCGCCGAGCACGCCACGGCGCGCTCGGTCGGCGAGCTTTTCGATGTTCTCCTGGGCAACGCTCTCGAGCGTGTAACCGATCTCGTCAGCGCAGGCGGCGATGTACCAGAGGGTGTCACCGAGCTCCTTGAGCAGCTTCTCGCGGCGCTCGGCCGTCAGCGGCGTCTGGACGGTGCCACCACCGCCGACTTCGATCTGCTGGCCGAAGGCGTCGTCGCGGATCGCTTTGCCGACGTTCTCGGCAACCTCGCCGGCCTCGCCGTTGAGCTTCAGGGCGGTGTAGGAGAGACCCAGCGCGCTGTGGCGCCCCGGATAGATGGCGGTGCCGACTGCGGCGTGCTGATACTCGTTCAGCGTCATCGGGGCGGCGCTCACGGACGCAGCTCCTCATGCTGAAGCTCGTTCAGACGCTTGAGCAGGGCACGCTTTGCCTGCTTCGGCGTCATCGGGCCCATGAACAGAGCCTTCTTGCGTCGGAACGGATGAATGATCCGCTCGAGCCAGTATGGGAGTGTTGAAACCTTGATGTGCTCAAAGGGAACACCATCGAGCACCGCCCAATGACTGGACGAGGGCTTAAGGACCGATTTTTCGACCGCCAACAACTGCAGGTCGACGAGCTTAACCTCGGGCGACAGCGGGTAGCGGAAGCGGAAGCGACGAGCCATGTCGGGCTCGATGATCCGCTCGATCTCTCCGAACGTCGGGATAGCGAATTTCAGTGGCGTCACGATGTCGTTCGTGAAGCCTTCGGAAGTGTCGTGCAGGCCTGCGTCGCGGCGGTGGCCTGGCGGCGCCAGATAGGTCGCGTTGAGCAGGTGCTGCGCTACAGAGAAAAAGTAGCGGACGTGACCGGCGAAGCGACAGACGTTCGATAGCGTGTGGATGACCTCTTCGAGCTCGAGGTCTGTGCGCTCGGGATGGAAGAAGTCGAACATCTGGCCGTTGAGCAGCTCGATGCCCTCACCGAGCTGGATGGCTCGCGCGGCCGAAACTGGCGCTCCGTCCAAGATCGCAGATTGGTCGTTCATGTGGGCTCCTGAAACGAAAGGAGCCCGCCAACTAACGCTGGCGGACTCCTTCGTCTCAAGTGCTGGGGGAAGTGACTAAGTCAGCTGCCACATGTCCCGCCGCCTGTCAGATCGCAGACATCGGTGAAGGTCTCAGCGAACTCCTGGCCCTCGTGCAGCTTCGCCTCCTTGTACGAGATCGGCGTGAGGGGCTGACCGCCGCGCGCGCCATCCGGATAGCAGGTGAAACCCCTGAGCCGCGGCGCGTACTTCGCCAGCGTCTCAGCGAAGACCGGCACGGTGTCGGGGTTGTTCAGCTCACTGCCCCACTTGGGCAGGTTGATGGTCGAGCTGATGGCCATGTCGACATAGTCCTGGACGTCCGCCTGGAACTTGATGCGGCGCTCGCAGTCGGCAGCGAGATCGATCGCGCCTTCGAGCTTGTCGGGGTCGACGCCGTATTCTTCGATCATCACCTTGGCAGTGCCATCGACGACGAACTGGTAGTGCCAGTCCGTTCCGTTCTTCAGGTATCGTCGCTGGTAGGCGACGGCGAAGAGGGGCTCGATGCCCGTGGTTGTCCCGGCCATAATGCCAATCGTTCCCGTAGGAGCGATGGCTCGGTTAGCCACCGGCCTTGATATTCCCAAACGGTCACTGAAATCCGCCGAGACATCGTCGGACTCGTCGGCGTAGACACCGAGCCAGGTGTGGAGTTCGTCGGTGACTTCATAGCGATATCCTCGCTTGATCAGCCATTCATGCACGCCCATCAGGCCGAGGCCGAGGCGCCGGTTCTTCTGGCGGATGTCATAGACCTTGTCGTACGGCAACTTCGCGCGAAGCGTGCCGCAGATCAGGAACTTGGTCGCGAGGCGGATCACGTCCCTCAATTCCTGAAGGCTTTCGATCCTGCCCAGATTGAGGCTCCCCAGGTTGCAGACGTCGCTGTCGTCCTCGGATGTCACCTCGGTGCAAGCGTTGCGGAGCGTCTCGTTCCGATGCGGACCGAAATTAAAACTGAAACCCGGCTCCGCGGTGCGGAGCGCCTGTTCGACATTCTTGATGAAGGTCGGGTGCATGGGATCCGCGAGCCACTCGTCGTCGTAATTGAGCGAGATGTTCGTCATGTCGAGCGGCGCCGGATAATTGAAGTCGGCCTGCTTCAGATCCCAGATCGTGAGCCCGCCGGTGCCGGCGATGACCATCTCGTCCCAGTTCTTGGACACGAGGAATTTCGCGGCATCGTTGTGGGCCCAGTTAAGGGAGGCATAGATTGCACTCCTCCGGGAGCCACCCTGCATCACCCGCCGGCCGATCTCGTTGATCATCTCCATCTTCGGGATTGGTCCCGATGCCACACCGCCGGTACGAGCAATTCGTGCACCAGCCGGTCGGTAGACCGAGTAGTCCGCCCCGATCCCGCCACCGGTCATCAAACAGCTTTCCGATTTCCATGACAGGTTCGCCCAATCCTCTCGAGTGTCCTCTTCCGCGCGCAGCAAATAACAGTTGTTGAAGAAGGGGTTAGGTCGACCGGCGTAGTAGAGATAGCGCCCGCCGGGGATGAACTTCATCTCCGAAATATATTCGGCCATTTGGGCCATATCCCCAATCGACAGGTGCTCCTTGCAGACGTCGAGCACGAGCGTATTCGCGAGCTCGTCCCAGCTCTCAGCACCGTCATGCCGGTATTTCTGGTTGAAGATATCGAGGCTGAATTGAGAGCGAAAAGGGGCGTGGCCCGGGTCGAGCATTGACGGTTCTCCAGCAAAGGTGAACCGCAGGCAGTAAGAGCCCCGAAGCCTCGTCGTCCAAGGCTCCGGGGCAAGTGACTAAGTCAGTGGGAGGTGGTGGACGCGATCACGCGAACACCCATTTGACACCGGCGCGGTTTTCGATGTTCGCGCTGCCGTCATAGGTTGGCGTTTGAGCACGCGCTTGCTCTTTGGTGTCGAAGCGAAAAGCCAGCGCCTTGTCGGTCGTGTAGGCCCAAGTGTCCTTGTAGCCTTTCATGAGATAGAAAGTGGGGCGGTGCGCCCACGGCTCTCGATACCATGAGATGAACTTGCCGATCACGACGCCCTCGCCTTCTGCGTGTTCAACAATTGCTGGATCCTCATCCGGAGCTTCGGATGTCTGGCCTCAACGGCCAGATCCTCGAGCTCCATAAGAGCACCGGCCCGAACGAGGGCTCGTTCGGACCGGCGTAAGCGATGCGCGGCTGTGAAATATCGAGTCAGCTGCTCAAGCATCTTGCTACCTTCTGGTATTCTTCTGGTGTGAGCAAGGCTCGTAGCATCATGCTCTTGAATTCCTGGCCGGTGGCCGTGGCGAGGCGCTCGGTCTCGCTGATCGCCCAGTCGTGCCGGCCGCCGCGCTCGGTGGCCTGGATTTGCTGGGCTTGAGTGAGACCGGTTTCACGCGAGACGGCCAAAGGGTGTTGGCCAGGCTTGTTGCGATAGGCGTACAGGACGTTCGCCAAATGGTTTCGGAGCCGCCGGCTGGCTTCGGTCAGAAGCCCGCCCGGCTGGTCCTTTTCGGGTTGATAATCGATGCCGCGTTCGGCGGCGAGACGGCGCGTTGCCTTGCGGCAATAATCGGGCTCGAGCCCGAGGATTTTTGCTATTGCAGCGACTGGGCGCTGTTTTTCCATGAAGGCGACGATTTCGTCGTCGCGCTCATCGAGTAGAGCCTTACGTTGTGCTCCTCGACTGATTTCTGCTGTCCCCGCTCCACACATCTCGAAGGAATACCTCCTGGTACACTGCCTTGACCAAATCCGAGGGTGTCCCCTCAGTGATTGCCGCTCGAGCTTCTTGGAGGATGCCGATCTTCTCGACGTCCGATCCAATCTGGTCCGGCGTGTTTGTTTCCAGCCACGCACGGCAGAGCTCATCGAGCAATTTTAGTAGCATCCCGTCTTTCGTCATGTTGAAGCTCCCCCCGGAGAGGGCGCTTTCACTATGCGCCGGACAAGAAGATGCCAATGTTAAAAGTGGTTCAGAGCGATCTTTCATGACCCTCCTAAACCGGAATTACCGAGCTTGTTGCCCCGAGTTGAGCAAGTGACCTGGTCACTTGCTAACTGCAGTGTGTTTCGCAGCACCTCCGAACTACGGTTCCTTAAATCCCCATGACAGGATGATGAACTTCGGCGAGCCCGTTTGATCACGAAGTTCGCCCACGGCAAGTGTATATTGCTGAAAGTTAAGGTTAATTTTTGTTATTTTACCGCAACTTGCGGTAATAGGACCGGGTCTCCCCTCATGAATGCGATCGCTGCTTCGGCGACATCGGGCAGAAGCTTGAAGTAGATCGTTCGCCCGTCCTTGCGCCTCGACATTGTGCCGGCGTCGAGCATTGCATTGAGCCGGCGTCGGGCAGTGTCGTCGCTGACAAAGCCCTCCAACCGATAAGAAACATATTCGGCGGTGACCTCGCCGCTCTTGGTCCCGTAATAGGCTTCGAGCGCCACGAGGCCGCAGGCGTAGTTGCCGAGCAGCCGGTCGAGAAAAAGTCCGGCGGTGATCCAGTGCTTCAGAAGTGAGGCGTTGAGTGCCTCCTGCTGCGCCTGGTCGGCTAGACTGGCCCCCCAAATCCGTTTCCACATAGGACACACTCGTCATTGCGTAGGCAATAACTAGGAAATTGCCTACAACGCAAGAGAAATGTTCTCTTTTCGTTCTACGAGCTCATTTCCGGGAAGAGCTCCCTGACCGGAGGGCAAAGTATCCCCACGATTAACTATGCTGCCAGAGCAAACACTTCCGGTTTCTTAACGAAGCCCGTTAGATCGGCTTTGCCTTTGGCGCCCTTGGCCTTCAGTCCGACGACGACACCCTGGGCATCTGCCGGTCGGAAATCGTGTTCATCCCCGTCAATGACAGGGCGGCCGAGATGGACCTCGGGTACTCGATTAACAAACACGGAGGCGATATTCACTCCGCGTGCCATTTCAGCCGCGACGGCCGCGGCGTTGGTCTCGCTCTCACTGAAAGTGAGGTGGTAGTTGGCCGGCGGGGTGCGTCCGGGGATCTTCGTGTAGTCGTAGAAGCTCAGCTCCGGGAAAAGGTCGATGATGTTGTCACCGGCGCGGTCGAGTCCAGGGAAGAGGATGAACCGCTTCTTCTCCCACACGATATCGCTGGTGCCATTGAGACGGACGCCGGCCTTCATGCCCTTTCGCTCCGCGGCGCGGATGTGAGCTGCGAGTTCGAGCGCGAGGATGTTCATGAAGAGATTGCGGTCGGAGAAGAACAGCCTGGTCTTGGCGACGCGGGCCTTCGTCTTTCGCTCGAGACGCGAAGGATCCCCGGCGAAGTGGAGGCAGGCAGCTGAGCAGCCAGCGCTTCGCTTCGGACAGACCTCGTGTCCGGACATGTTGCCGGGGGCGAGATGCAGGACAGTGGTGAGGACGCCGATCTTCTGGTTCTTCTTGACCTTGGGGTTGGCGTCAGGCGGCGACAAAAGTTTGAGTATCCCCGCGCGACGGCGCAGGGCTGCGAGTGACGAAATAGGAAAGCTCCTTAGTCGATCAGGAAGCGACGAAAGACTGCATCCTGTGGACATCCGCTCTCATCGAGATGCGGAACGGAAAGCTCGGCGCGGGCCGGCAAGGGTTCGTCGGCACCGAGCGCTTCAGGCAGCTCGACACCGAACATGCGGCCACACTGGCCGAGGCTGAGAATGAGACGACGCGGACCCGACAATTCGACGGTCCGATAGTCGGCGATGATTGTGCTGTCTTTTGCCATGCCCGACGGATGACCGAGCATTCATCCGTCGGGCAGGGTGGGAGACGTCAACCGCGATTCACCGCGCTAGTCGAGCTTGGCTCCTTCGTTCACCTCTTCGAGGCGGTAGCTGGTGCCACCGTAGCCAACCTGCTCGAACTCACCGGTCCACACCTTGACCACAGCCACGGTGTGATCATCGTTCGCGCCCATCTTGATCTCGAGCGTGTCGAAGAGGCACTCGAGCGTAGGTTTCTTCTGCCACCAGGCGACCAGGTTATTGTTGGGCTGGTCGTAGTTGTTATCGACGCTGAAGAGGCACCAGATTTTCATCAGTGAGCTCTCCTCCAGGACTTTTGACGGAGAGTCCTACGCATGACGGCACCGCTGCCGTAGACTCGGCCGCGATTGAGGTACCAATTCACCCAACCTTGGAGAGCCGCCGCTTTTCGGATCCGGCGCTCGACGTGGCGTTGGGCCTTGGTCACAGTGTCCTCTCAGCGCCGTGAAACTTGGTCACGACGGGAAAGCGAGGCACGCCGTCTGGCGTCAGAGCAAAGAAGCGGACGGTCGCAACTTTGTGGGTTTCGGTGAGGAGTTCAGCAGCGCGCTCGCGCGATCCGCGGATGCCTGCTCCGAAAACGCGACCATCAGGAAGACGGCAGCGGACAGCTTTCGCAACGCCGGCCCAGTTGCCTTCGCCTTCCTCGATTGAGATGACTTCGTATTCCGCATCCTGGAACTCCTTGCGCTTCAGGAGATGCTTGCTCCGCTTCTGTTCGTAGGGAGCATCACGGCGAACCATCTGGCCCTCGTAGCCCTGCTCGAGATAGCGGCCGTAATGATGGTCGAGCTGAACCGGTGAGCAACACTGATTGGTTTCCACCGGGATGATCCACGAGCAGTCGAGCTCGGCCAGGATGTCTTGCAGACACTTGCTTCGCCGAGAGAAACTCTCGTGACCCAGCGAGGGCAGATCGTAGACATGATACTGGATGACGCGCTCGGCTCGCTCGAGCTCGTCGGCCGTCGGGTTCTGCTTCCGCACAATCGAGGTGATCGTGTTGAAGTCATCCTTCAGATCATGGTTGTAGAGCTCGCCGTCGAGCACCCGCTCGTCGAGGTTATCGAAGAGCGGTTGAAGCGCCGCGTGAATGTGTGGCACCGCCGTGATCGGCTTACCTTGGCGGGTGAAGAGCCCGTCCTTGGTTGCGATGCAGCGGATGCCATCGAGCTTTGGCTGACTGAACAGCGGCGAGGCGTCCCACTTTTCGAATTCCTTCGCCAGCATTGGCTTGAAGAAGTGTGCACCGTCGACCGTCGCGTCGATCGAGAGGTGATATTCGCGCGTCAGCTTGTGTTTGTAGGCGGCCTCGATCTCGAAGTCGGCCTGGGCCTGGTCGGAACGACCTTGCTTGCCCGTGCAGCTCGTCCAACCGGTGGCGGCGAGCGTGCCCCCATGGAGGCCCGAATGGACGCGGTAATGCGAGCCATCCTGCTCGATGTACCAGACGCGCAGTCGATTATGGCTGTCGCGCTTGTAGATGGGATAGTGATTCATGCGTCGTTGTGCCTGTGCATTTTGTCAGCGATCGACCGGAGCGAGTCCGCGACCTTGACGGGGTTACCTTTGGGGTTACCGGTGATCTTGCCGTGCTCGATCGCGTCAGCTGACGCGGTCAGGAAGCGGGCAAAGCCACCCGCCTCCCCGCCGCGCTTGATGCGAAGCACGATCTCGTCGGTGTCGAAGTCGCGGGAGACTTTGAGGGACATCAGCTCGATGCCCAACCGAAAAACAGGAACTGCACCGGACCCTCGCGGACGGTGATGCAACCTGCCGGTCCCCATTTGTCGTCGATGCGGGGATCACAGTCGTCGATCAGCTTCTCACCGAGCGCGCTGGCTTCCTCGTAGGTGCCGACCGTGGCGATATGGACGAAGTCGTGCTTCATCCCGATGCCACCCGAGTAGGAGTGACCATTCTCATACCGGTCATCGTCGCCGAGGCGCTGAAACGCTTCCTTCGCATTCGGCCAATCACCGTATTTGGTGCGAGTGACTTGATACCGTCCTTCTTGGACGGTCTCAGTGCTCGCCGGGTATGTTCCCCGGCGGGCGGTGTTGTAAAAGGTGCAGCCGCCCATCAGGCAACGAGCCTCATTTCGAATTCGGGTTCGACTACGAGGGTCCGAAGCTCCAGCTCTTCCGAATTGGACTCGAACCAAAGACGTGCGCCGCACGGCAACGGGTCGTGCGGACGATAGACGAACCTGCCCACGACGTTTCCGTCGTGGACAAGCTCGACCTCATGGGCACGCTTGGCGCCCTTGTAGTTGCGGACGATGATCGCCGGCTCGTTCGTGCCGTTCTTGCGATTGCTCGCAATCACGCACTGAGCGACGTGGAGGATCTGCTTCACGACTTGAAGCCGGTGATCAGGCGAGCAAGCCAACCGCCTTGCGGCTTGGGCTCGGCGACGGCAGACGGTTCCCAGTCAGGATCGTAGTCCTCGAGCTCCTCGACCAGGTCGAGGTCTTCCTCGTCGGACAGCACCTGATAGACGCCGTCGTAGCTCCAACGCTCTTCGGTGCCGTCGCCGCCCACAACGCGGCCGACAAAGGGGTAAACCTCGTTGTCGTCCTCGTAGCCCTGGATCTCGACGACGCGACCGTCGCGGGTGCGGTAGAACTCGCCAACCTCGATATCGAGGTCGAGCTCACCGGAACGGTAATGATCGTTGAACGACGGCTGGTAGACATACTGGTCACGCAGGTAGGTTTTCGCCTTCTCCCGCGGCATCTCAGCGATCACATCATAACGGCAGACGCGGGCCTTCGCACAGTTGTAGTCGCGCGGGACTGCTACGAAGTCCTTCGGGTGAACCCGAACGACCATGACGCGCGAACCGGGCCCGGTACCGTAGTGCGGCAGGTAGGCGGTCGAGCAGACATGGAGACCGTGGCTACAGGTTTGGTCCGGATCCTCGTCGACCTCGTAGCGCGGAACCTCGACGATCTTGCCGACCGAGTTGTCGAAGGACTTCGAGTAAATATCCTTGTAGTCCTCCTGAACGATCTTCCAGGCGATGATGTCACCGTCCGGGGTGATCGGCAGCCCCGACTTCTCGGCCCAGTCGTAAAGACCGTAGACGGCACGGCGACTGGGGTTCTCGGCAACCTTCTCGATGAAGGCGCAGAGCGGCTTGGCGAGCTCCGGCCGGCCCTGGTCCATGAACTGCAGGACTCGGCGGGTGGCGCTTGTGTCGAGCGGTCGACCGTTGAGGAACAGAACCCGGTCTTTGACGGAGACCAGGCCTTGGGTGAAGTCGGCGATTACCGCCGGCAGATCGAGGAGACGCTTGACCTCCTCGTCTTTGCCGGCCCGCACAGCCTCGACAACGTCCTCGAACGCGGGGTGCGTCGAGGGCATGGTCCGTGGCTCAAACGTCGACTCGTCAAGGACGGTGATCGACGTGTCAGTGAGGGTGTAGTTCATAGGTTCTCCTGAAGGAGATCGAAGTCCTCATCATCGAGGCGCTGGGGGAGCAGTTGCAGAAGGCGGTTGGCCTTCGGCTGCTTGGCTTTGAATTGATCTCGAAGCTCCTCGGGCTTCACGCCGCGAGGGAGCTTGGCGGTGACAAACTGCGCGAGCTTCTTCTGCTCGTGATCGAGCGGTTCGACGTACTGTTGGTAGAGTT